TCACTTCCTGATAATGAGCGCGATGAACACCAGATTATCCGCCCCGGTGTTGCGGATGCTGTATCCGCCGCCATCGTCACAGAAAAACGTGTCACCGGCGTGAATGGCACGCTCCGCGCCGTTGTCGCTGTATACGCCCTCGCCGGCGATGATGTGATAGGTTTCGGTTTCGCCGTGGTGCTCATGATAGTCGATCTCCCTGCCGGGGAAAACAGTAATGCGGGCAAAGAGACCATTGCCTCCCAGCCGCTCCTCCGGCAGCAGCTTCTCCACTTTTCTGTTGGGACTTTCCACCATTTTGGACGACTCCTTTCCGCTGCGCTCCAAGACACAGCACGTCATAATTTGCCGGTTCTGTGGGCCTCAGATGGCCAGCGCCGCCTCCAGAGCGTCGCCGGTGGCCAGAACGGCATTGCCGGGGGCCTTGGCGCCGGGCTGCAGCAGCACATGGTTCTCCCCGAAGTTCCGGAACATATAGCGGCGGTTTTCCGGAGTCACGTCGGCGGCGATGACGTCCTTCATCTCCACGATGGCCACCTGATGGCCCCGCTCGGCCAGATACTCGGCGGCCTCACAGCCCACCATGCCGCCGCCCACCACCAGGGCGCGCCTGCCTGCGGCGGTCTTGCCCAGCAGCAGGTCCTGAGCGGTGACATAGCCGCATTCGGCCAGCCCCGGAATGGGCAGCACCAGCGGCACGGAGCCGGTGGCCAGGATCACGGCGTCGGGAGCCAGGGCCCGCAGGGGCTCCTCCGTGGCCTCGGTGTTCAGCCGGATGTTCACCCCGGCCCGCTTCGCCCGGACGATCATGGAGCGGATGGCCTCGGAGATCTGCCCCTTGCCGGTGAGATAGGAGGCGATGCGGAAGTTGCCGCCCAACTCGCTGTCCTTCTCCACCGTGGACTCGATGGTGATCAGGCCGAAGCCGCCCTTGGCCCGGGCCTGGTAATAGGAGTAGGAGAGGAACTTCTCCAGCACTTCCTGGGCGGGCATATCCTTGCCGGTGAACAGCTTGAAGGCGGCCACGCCCTGCCACAGCAGCATACCGATACCGCCCACGGCGGCCTGGCAGCCTGTGGCCTTGGCTTCCCGGATCATCCGGGTCTCCCGGGGGTTATACACCGTGTCCGCCACCACCAAATCGGCGCGGAACAGGGCGGGATCGACCAACGTCTCGCCGTCCAGGGGCTTCATGCCCACACGGGTGGCGTTCACCAGGGTGTCGCAGTGCTGCACCGCATCGGCCAGGGCCGCGCCGTCCTCCAGCGGGGTGATGGATGCCTTGCAGCCGGGCACGGCCTGGGCCAGCTTCTCCACGGTGTGCCGTCCGTTGGCGAAAAACTCGTCGTCACGGTTAAAGATGGCGATCTCCGCCGCGCCGTCCAAAGCGGCCTGCACGCAGATGGCGGTAACCGCGCCGCCTGCGCCCAGCACCACCAGACGCTTACCCCGGACCTCCACGCCGTTTTCGTGGAGATTGCGGACAAAGCCGATGCCGTCGGTGTTGTGACCGGTGAGTCTGCCGTCCTGGCTGACGGTAACGGTGTTGCAGGCGCCGATGAGTCTGGCGGCGGGGGACAGCTCGGCCACCAGCCCCGCCACGGCGGTCTTGCAGGGCATGGTGACGTTGAAGCCGCCGACGCCCAGGGTTTTCAGCGCAGCCAGGCCCTGCTCCACCTGCTCCAGGGGAATGTCAAAGGCCAGATAGGCGGCGTCCTCGCCGGTGCGGGCGAAGCTGTAGCATCGCTGGGCCATGCTGTCAACTGTCAGCAAAAACGGAGACGGCAACAGCGGGGGCAACTTTTACGCCGCGTGCGGGCGTATCCGAAGGGAGATGATGCAAATGCCTGAAATCAAGATCAAAATTCGGGACAAGCGGGCCGGAGGCACAGGGACCGTGATCTGCGGCAACAGCGACTACACGGTGGTGTGGGCCCTGGACAACGAGTGGACCCCCTATGGCACCAAAACCATGCGGGTAAACCTGGCGGACGGGAGCTATCAGGACGTGGTGTTCACCGGTAGTACGGCGGCCCTGCCGGTGCTCAGCACACCGGGGTGGGCGTCCGTGGGCCTGTACGCCGGGGACCTGCACACCAGCCGGGCGGCGGACCTGCGGGTGCTGCCGTCTGTCACCACCCCCGGCGGCGCTCCGGCAGACCCGGCGGAGGATGTGTACGATCAGCTCACGGAAAAGCTCAATCGGCTGATTGCGGTGCAGCCGGAGAGCGTCGCCCAGGCGGTGGCGGATTATCTGACGGAGCACCCGGCGGTCTCGTCCATGCGGGTGGAGGGCGGATACATCCAGTTTTCCGGCGATGGGAAAAACTGGGACAATGTGGTGGCTCTGGCCAATCTGAAGGGACCCAAGGGCGACACCGGCGCGACCGGCCCGCGAGGCCCCGCCGGGTCCGACGCCAGCGTGACGGCTTCCTCCATTGCCGGCGCAATGGGCCTGTCGGGGCTGTCCGCAGGCGACCAGATTGCGGTGGATACCGTCGGGGCGGACGGACGCCCTGCCAGCTGGAAGAAAAAAGCCGGAGGCATCCTGAACGTCAGGGATTTCGGGGCCAAGGGCGACGGCAGCACGGATGACACGGCAGCCATTCAGGCGGCCATTGACAGGGCTGTGTCGACGCTGGCCATGGCCGTGTATGTCCCGGCGGGCACCTACATCATCACCGCGCCGCTGGTCATCCAGACCTACAGCGATGCGGTGACCACCATCGACGGCGTCAAATGGTGGGAGGGCCGCAGTCCGGCGCTGATCGGCGAGAATCCGTCCACCGCCATCATCAAGAAAACCGGCAATGCCGCCAAAGCCATGCCCACGGTGGACAGCTGGCCCGGCGGCTGGCGGACCTGTATCTTGTGTGCGCCTCCAATGCCGTCCACATCGACTACGGCACCAGTACCGTCCTGGAACGGGTCTATTGCAGCGGCGCGGCCAACCCGTATATCATCCAGTCCGCCTACAGCTCCCTGTCACAGGTGTGCTGCGACGGCGGCACAGGGACGATTTTCAGCATAACCGGCAATGGCGTGGTGCTCAACGGGTGCGGGGCCGAGTCCAAGGACGCGGCGGTGTATGTCTCCGCCGGGGTGGACAGCAATCTCACCATTAACGGCTTTTACGGCTGGCGGCAGACGGCAGGCGTGCCCATCATGATGTCCAACCACGCAACGGTCACCGTGTGCGGGCTCCAGCTCTACGAGCGCGGCGCCGACACCTACACAAACACAGCGCTTGTGGACGTAACCGGCCCCACCGCGCAGATTGCGCTGTCTCTGATCGGGTTTTCCATCATCCGGTCCGCCGGGCGCACCGGGCAGCTGCCCGACCTGCTGGCCACGATCCCCAGCGCGGACAGTAAAAACTTTCTGGCCACGGACGGCTTGAACGGTTACTTCTATCCTACCCCTTCCGGGCTGGTGCCCTACAATGGCTACGCCAGCGGAAACCGGCAGTATCTGGCGGATACCGTTGCCCTGCCTGGCCAGGGCGGAACGCTGGACGCGGATAAGTATTACCCGGGCATGTCCCTCTGGGACAGCAGCCTGGGCAAGCCCAAGTGGTGGACCGGCTCCGGATGGTGGCAGCCTGTCGCCGCGCCCATTACTCCGGCAGATACCTCGTTCGTCCAGGCCGCCGAGGGTGAATACCAGCAGCAGCCGAATTTTACGAACCTGTTAGATCAATCGGATTCGAATTTTAAATCTCAAACCCGCCTGAACGGTTCCGGCGGGGAGTCTACCGATGTGCGGACCTACACCATGTGGACAAGCGGTTACATCGGGTGCAAGGCCGGGGACGTGATCCGGGTGCGCTGCCCGGATGGCACCTTTGAAAGCGGCGGCGGCTCCATCTGGCCCATTGCCGTGCAGTACAACGCCATGAAGGATTCTACTGGCGCTGTGACATACAAAGCCACCTCTGGGACCTCTTATGATGCGGTATTTGACAGCGACGGCAAGGGCTTTAGTATCACCATTAACGATCTCGGTGTGGCGTTCATTCGTATCGTGGGCAACGGTGATGCCGCTGGGGCCATCATCACCAAGAACCAGGAGATCGCCTATAAGCAGGTGTGGGTGGGCACCCCCATGCAGTTCGGTGATGAGGTCAAGCAGAACATGGCCAACGTATTTGTGCAGGCCCCCAACGGCACCCTGTACACCATCGCCGTGGACAACAGCGGCAATCTGTCGGCCAAGGCATTCACGCAGTAATCACGCCGCCCAAGGCGGCAGGAAAGGAGATTTTACAACATGAAAGAAAACACGATCAAGGCCGCGCTGGCGGCTGCGCTGGGGGCGCTGTGCGCTTACGGCATCCAGCTGCTGGTGCCAGTGCTGGTGCTGCTGGTGGTGATGGTCCTGGACTACATCACCGGCATGGCCAAGGCCTGGCACGCCGGGGAGCTGTCCTCCCGGGTGGGCCTGTGGGGCATCCTGAAAAAGGTGGGCTACCTGGTGATTGTCGGGGTGGCCTGCGTGGTGGACTGGCTGCTGCGTTACGGGGCGGACAGCCTGGGCTGGAACTGGCCGGTGGACTTCCTGTTTGCCAGCATCGTCATCATCTGGCTGGTCATCAACGAGCTGCTGTCCATCCTGGAGAACGTTTCGGCCATCGGTGCACCGGTGCCGGGCTTCATGCAGGCCCTGCTGAAAAAACTGAAGGTACACACTGAGGACACGGCAGAGGAGAACCTGCCGGGAGAGGAGAACAGCGATGAGTAAGAAGGTCTACATCAGCCCCAGCGACCAGGTGAGCAACGCTTACGCCTGGGGCAACACCAACGAGCACGTCCAGTGCCAGAAGATCGCCGAGGCGGAGGCGGCGGCCCTGCGCCGCAGCGGCGTGGAGGTGCAGGTGGCGGCTCTGGGCTCCACCATGGCCCAGCGCTGCGCCCAGTCCAACAGCTTCGGTGCGGACGTCCACAACTGCGTCCACACCAACGCCTGCAACGGCAAGGTCATGGGCACCCGGCTGTTCTGCTACGCCATCCCCGGCAAGGGGTATGACGCCTGCAAGGCGGTGTTTGCGGAGCTGGCTCCGCTGTCTCCCGGCACGTCCGAGAACGTGCAGAAGAACCCCAACCTTTACGAGGTGCGTATCCCTGCGGCTCCCACGGTGTACTGTGAGTGCGAATTCCACGACACGGTGGAGGGTGCCAAGTGGATCGTGGAGCACACCACGGAGATCGGAGAAGCCATCGCCAAGGGCCTGTGCAAGTACCTGGGCGTGGCCTTCGTCCCGGCTCAGACGCAGAAGCCTGCCGAAGAACCCAAGGCCGACGCCGAACAGGTGCTGTACCGGGTCCAGGTGGGAGCCTTCGCCGTCCGCGCCAACGCCGACAGGATGCTGGAAAAGCTGAAAGCGGCGGGGTTTGCCGGGTTTGTGGTGAAGGGGAAGAAGTAAGACTATAATTGCCCCTAAATTTAAAAAGTTTAGGTGAGGAAGGTGAGTAATCGGGTACATTTCCCTATAACTATTTCTATATACGCGCGTACTAAGAAGAAGTTATAGGGATTTTAGCCCGATTACTCACCTAACTCACCTAAGTGCCTTAGATACAAAGAAAACACTCCCTACCATTACGGTAAGGAGTGTCTTTTTGTTTGGACAAATACCGTTCCCCACGCAATGTAGGGTTCGGATATACGTCCAATGGTGGAGCTGAGTTGTTCATAAACGAACCTATCCTCCACAGGAACGGAATCTGCTTGTTGTTCGATTTTCTCCAGAAGTGCAGTGTCAAGCGTGACGGCATTGTCTCCAGAATTGAAAATCAACGTGATTTTGTCATCGTAGAGATAAACCGCATTGACCAGTACAGAAATGAGCGCCTTTTGATATTTTATGCTGTCGGGGTCGCCCTTCCGTAGTGCATTCAGGAAGAAACGCACCTCAGAAACAGTCAGCTTGACTTGCTTCGCCTTTTCGAGCGTCAGTTGAAGCTCTGTGTCGGACTTCTCTTTCTCCAGTAGCGGAATCTGTTCATACAAGGTCTTTCGTATCAGATCGCTGTCGCATTCCATAATAGCCGACATCAGGTTTTTCCGCTTCCGTTCTATGTCGGTCAGCTGTTTACTCAAGCGCTTGACATTTGTCATGTCTTGATCTTTCTGTGAGGCGGCAACGACTTCACGGGAAATGCGCTCTATATTCTCAGGCGTGAGCAGTTTCCGACATTCCGAAATGACAAGTTTTTCAATAAAATCTTTCTGCACGTTCTTTTTCTTGCATAGTTTTTTCTTCCGATTGTTGCAAATGTAGTAGTGATGAACGGCGCTTGTGTGTGACGTGCCGGAATAGCCAGTCATCATCTCTTTGCAATGGCCGCAGAAGAGTTTTGTTGTCAGAAGATATTCCTCTTTTGCCCTTGCTCTGGCAGGGGCTTTTCTATTTTTCTTCATCATTTCTTGCACCTGCATGAAAAGATCATCATCTATAATCCGGGGTATTCCGTTTGGAATTTCTGTCCCTTTGTAGGTGTAAGTGCCGATATAGCGCTTGTTTTGCAACATCTTTCGTAAAGAGTTTTTGTTGAACGCTGACCCTCTGGAGGTTACTATGTTCCGCGCGTTCATCATGGTGATAATCTCTGTAACTGTTTTGCCATTGGCGTACATCTCAAAGATTTCGCGGACTACAGGCGCGGTATCTTCATCAACCTGAAAGTGCCTATCCTTATCAACCTTGAAGCCCAACGCAACGCCTCCGCCGGTGCAAAGGCATTTTGAGGCGTTTATATCCAAGCCGCGCCGGATTTTCTGTGAAAGCTCCGCACTGTAATATTCGGCCATTCCCTCAAGAACGCTCTCAATAAGAATCCCACTTGCATCTTCTGAAATGTTCTCGCGAGCGCTGAGGACGCGAACGCCATTTTTCTTGAGCTTCTTCTTGTATACGGCGCTATCATACCGATTTCGTGCGAAGCGGTCAAGCTGATAGACAAGAATGCCCTGAAAGGTCTTTTTTCCGCTGTCCTCAATCATCCGCAGAAATTCGGGGCGGTTGTCGTTGGTGCCAGTCAAAGCCCTATCGATATATTCCCCGATAACCGTATAGCTATTACGTTCTGCATATTCATAGCAGGCTTTCAGCTGTCCCTCAATACTCTGTTCTGTTTGACTGTGCGATGAGAACCGGGCATATATGACTACATTCATGGTCTTGTCCTCTTTATCCGCTCATAGCGTTTTGGCAATCCCTCACCGCTTTGCAAATATGCTGCATAAGCGGTGAGGTTTTCAATAGACGCATTTTCCTTGATCTTTGCTTTATACTCACAGCATTTGTCCTGAAAATTTCTCAAAATTGTGCCGTGTTTGCTGCTATATCCATATTCTTGTGCACGAACACGCAATCGCTTATACACGGTATCACGTCTTTTTTCGAGGGCGTCATTGATACGCTTAACTGCATCTTTGCAGTAATAGCGTTCATAGCCGGGATATGGGCTTGTGCGGCTGCAATATATGTTTTTGAGATTTTGAGTTGCGTACAGTCTTCCACAGTGCCTACAGTTTGCAAACTTATAGCCGTTGAGAATCAGAAAGTGCAGAATAGAGAAAACAACTTGCTGAATATTTGCACAAGTATAGACAGTAAAGCCTTTTGACCCGGTCACTCCGAATGAAGCATTAAATTTCCCCATTAGCTGCTCAATCCGCTGAACGGAAAAATCGGCATCAGCAAAGTAATCTTTGAGCTGTCCCTGAGTGTATGCGTATCTTTCCGGCTTATCAACAGTCGCTTTCACAAAATCAAAAAGCGCGTTAGAGGCGTTTTCAATATCACCGATGATCGTAGTAATATCAAAGCGTAAGGAACCGCCGCAGGGCGCTGAATCGCTCATAATATAGCCGTTTGTCGACTCTTTCTCAGCCGCCTGTTTCAGGTGGCTGTTTCTTCTTATTTCGCCGACAATGGACAGAAGCCCAGCATTGCCATTTTTATCAAGGGTGAGCTTGAATACTGTTGCCATAGTGTCGCCTCCGCTTGAAAGTTTCGTATTTTCAAAACATATTTTATCACCGAAATGTGTAAAAGTCAACAGCAATAGCAGCAGTATAATGTGAGCATAAGAGTTGCGCAGCCCTTAAAATCATGAAAGGAGACAGGCAGAATGAACAGCAAGCCCAATGCTGACATCAGGACAGCAATCAGAGAAAGCAACCTTTGTCAGTATCAAGTAGCGGAAAAGATTGGCGTTTCGGAATTTACCTTCATCCGATGGATGAGAAATGAACTGTCCGATGAGCGCAAGCAGCGCATTCTGGCAGCCATCAAAGAGCTGTCCGCAGCCTGTTAAGGGTGGCGGAACATGGTCGAGGTTGTCATCAGCCAGAAACAGGCGCGAGCGCTTGCACAGCTGATTTACAGAGACATTCACAAATACTGTGAAGATCATCGAGAAGAGTATGAGGCTTTCTTGAGGGAAGAGCAGAAAGGAGCGGGACAGAATGCCGTATCAGCAGATCGACAAGGAACACTATCCGCAGCTGTATAAGAACAAGCGGCAGCGGGTTGTTCTCTCTGCAATCGGTACAGGCCGGGAGCAGGGCGCACACCTTCGAGATATTCACCGGGCAACGGGGTTTGGAGAAAGAACCGTGCGCAAGGTTATTGAGGATATTCGACGCGCTGGCGTGGTGGTTTGCAATAGCCTTGACGGGTATTTCTTCCCCGAAACGCTGGACGAGCTGAGGCTCTATGTCCGGCAGGAAGAGCGGAGAGGACGCAGCACGTTCTACACATTGGGTTCGGCGCGGCAGTTGCTGCAAGAGCTGGAGGAGCTGACAGACAACGAGGAGCGGGAGGAGGTGTAACAATGGCAGAAGTCAAAGAAAAGCATCCAACGTGGTTCAAAATGAAAATCGAGCGGCGGCAGCTCATCAAGCAGCTTCCAGCGGAAACGGCTGTGAATGTGCTGCTTGCCTGTTGGGACTTCCTTGAAACGGGAGAAATCCCCGAAACCTTGACGCCTATAGAAAAAATCGCTTTCTCCGCATTCTTCCCGGATATGGAAGAGGCGTGGCGGCGATATGAGCAGCGCGTAACTGCAAGAAGCAATTCCGCATCGACCGAAATCGTATGATATCGGTCGATATCGCACGACACAGAAGAAGAACCAGAACCAGACTATAGACTATAGACGAAAAGAAAAAGAGTGTATATCTCCTCTCTTTGGTTCTTTCTCTCCGAAAAAAACATCAAAACCGGCGTTCAGCCGGAAGATCATCACATACAGGAGGAACAGATTATGAAAGCAATCATGAACAAGGAAATCGTAGAGGTCAACATCAAGGCACAGCTGGAACAGCTCATCGGCGAATACCACGCGTCACAGCAGAGCCTTGCGGACGGCGTCCGGGCACTGAATCAGAAGTACAAGGAGGACGTGCGGGCAAACACCTACACGCCGGAGTATCTGATCTCCATTTATGCGGAGAACAAGGACACGCTTCTGAATGCCGCTGCTGTGAAAGCAAAGGCGCTCAACACCACAGCGCGGGGCATGGTCGCAGCGCTGACTGGCAAGGCCGTTCCTGCCCTCAGCGCATCCGAAAAGCCCGCTGATTATGCCGTCAGGATCAACAATGCCTTGCAGTTCATCCAGCTGGAGGGCGCGGCTATCAGCGACGAGACCGCCGCGCAGATTCTCCGGGACTTCACCGGCGATATGGAAATCATGCAGCGGTTCCGCTCCGTGCTGGAAAAGCAGATCGCGCCCAGTGGCCGGCAGATCGCTGACCAGCGCGGCAACACGACTTTCCCGCAGACCTTCGGCCAGCTTTTCAAATATGAGAAGTTCCGCGACGCTCTGGCAGAGCTTCAGGAAATGGCCGATACGCTCTTTATCCGCAAGCTGTCCCAGACAGAGACCGAATACCTGCACGGTGCTACGCTCTCCGTGCCGACTGACGGCTATATGCAGCTTGTAACCGAGCGAAACATCATCGAACAGGCCGAGACGGTCGAAAACATGATCTCCGAGCTGTTCACAACCACCGAATAAACCTGGCGACAGGCAGTTGTAGGCGCTGCTTTTCGTCAAGTTTATAGTGCTACAGGCGTTCGTGGCGTTCGGACTGTAGCGCCGCCTCCTGAGCCGGAGTAGCCAACGGTTCAGGAGGTGCTTTATATCTCAGGCAGGGAGGTGAAAACATGAACAAAAATCTGATTCCGATGAACGAGCGAACAAAGGAAGAGCAAAGAGAAATCGCCCGAAAGGGCGGCAGGGAAAGCGGCAAAGTGCGGCGGCGCAAGCGTACCATGAAAGACGCTGCACAGCTCATTTTGCAGTTGCCTGTCAGTGCAGAACAGGTGGCGCTTTTGCAGAAATACGGCGTTGCAGAAAGTGACTGCACAAACCTTATGCTGATTATTGCAAAGGCCGTTCAAATGGCTGCTGACGGCAATCTAAAAGCGGCGGAGTTCATCCGCGACACATTGGGCGAAAATCCGCAGTATAAGATTTACGAGAAGCGGCTGGAATACCTGATCGCCGATAAGGAAGCAGCGCACACGCTGGCCGACGAGTGGGTCGCCTCTATTCCGGATTGGGAAGAGTAGCCAGAAAAGCCTCTCAGAGGCCGCAGGAGGCGCCGGAAGCTCTGACAGGGAAAGAATAGCGGCAGAGCATCAAAGAACGGTTCAGGCGGCTATAACGGGCTGGAAATAGGAAGAGCGGGGGCTTGTGCCTCCGCTCTTCTGACGTTCTCCGTTATTCTGCCTCTGCCGTCCGCATTCGGTCGTATTCGTCCACCAGCTCCACAAGCATCATGGAAATGGTGTTCGCATCCTCTGACAGCCCATCATCCGCATTAGAAAAGATCATGTCGAGGGCGTGAGTCAGTGCTCTGATTCTGAGAAATACTGCTGTCTTGTCCATGTGAAAAATCCTCCTATTCGTTTCCTGAAATTGCCTCCAGCTCTGCCAACGCTTGCTTGTGGTGGCGGAATACCCTCTGCTTGTAGTTGTCGTATTTTTCATTGAAATCCGGCTTTCCTCCGTATGCAATGAAAAGCACATCTTCCCATTCCTCCGAATCGAGATAACGCAGCCGCAGCACAAGCCGCCTATCGGCGTTCGGCAATCGCCGAATAAGGGCTTCAAGGGCTTTCTGCTCTGCGTCCCGCTCCGCTATGAGGGAATCTATCTCACTTCGCAGATCGGCGATTCTGGCGACGGTATCGGCCATTCTGTCATGCTGGAAGCTGGAGCCTTTGGGCATCCCTGACAGGTTCGGAGTGGATGGAGAACCGGCCTTTGCTTCCAACTGCTCCAGTCGTTCAATTTGCAGGTCAATTTCCCGGTTCAGGTCTCTGTATGCCTTGAAACGTGCGGTCATGTCCATGATGAAAACCTCCTCCCTCTGAACGTCTGCAAGCGCATTATAGCATTCAGAGTTGTGTTTGTGTGGATTCTTGCGCAAATGAGAACGCGCGATTAAAAATTGCGAAAATCTTACTGAACGGTAAGTGAAAATAGCTGCATTCTGTGACTGTCCGCAGATTGTCCACGGACAGTCCGTGGACAATCCGCAGGACATAAAGAAAGAACGGACACTCTCAACAAGTGAGAATATCCGTTCTTTTCTGTCGGTATTACCTGAACCATATTGTGACGGCAAAGCCGCCGACAAAGTAAAAAGGTTCGTGTAATACCCCTTTGGTGGAGCGAGACGCACGGCATCCGAACTCCTCCCCGTCTTCAAAACGCTGCATATCATGCAGTGTGATGGTGCTTTTATCTCCGCTGAAGTTGTACGTCAACGTTATGTGGTCGTCGTAAACGAATACCGCGTTCACGAAGGTCTGGATCAGGCGCTTTTGTGCCTCTTTGTCCGACCAGTCAGCATCACGCAGGCTGCGGAGATAAAATGCGATATGGGATTTTTGCAGGTGGAAACCGCGGGCGATTTCCCTGTCGGCAATGGACGCCTTCAGGTCGGCTTTCTGCTGCGTCAGCTCGTCCATGCGCTTCTTGGTTTCCTCAGTCAGTATTCCGGCCTCAATGGCCCGAATGAGGTTTGATATGGCGGTGTCAGTCTGTGCAAGCTGCCGCTGAAGGTTACGCAGCTCCTCTTGACTGTTGTCCTGTGCAAGGTAATATTCCCATGTGCGGTCAACGATGTAGTCCAGCAGTTCGTCGTCTTGCAGCAGCTCATGGGTGGCGTTGAGCACGGTATCCTCAATGTCTGCCTGCCGCACGGCCTTCTTGTCGCAGGAGCGGAAGCGCTTCTTGTTGGAGCAGATGTAATAATTATGCTTGACACCGGTTTTACTGGTGCCGCTCTCTCCGAACATCAGAGCACCGCACTTGCCGCAGAACAGCTTGTCCGTGAGAATGTAGTCGGCACGCGACCATGTTTTCGCCGGTGCTCGCTTGTTGATCTTCAGCATTTCCTGAACTTTGTTAAACACGTCGTCCTCGATAATCCGGGGCACGCCGTCCTTGATCTCGCGGCCTTGGTATTCGTAAACGCCAATGTACTTCTTGTTCTTCAGAATCGAATGCAAGCTGTTCTTGGTGAAGGGTCCGCCGCGCAACGTCCGCAGGCCCATTTCATTCAGCTTGTCAACGATTTCCGTAACTGTCTTGCCGTCCGCGTACATGGTGAAGATCATCTTCACTGTGGGCGCGGTATTTTCGTCTATGACGAACTTTTTGTCCGGTCCGGTCTTGTACCCCAGCGGGCGGTTTCCGCCCAACGACTGGCACTTCTCGGCGCTCTCAGCACGGCCACGGCGGATGTTCTGCGAAAGCTGTAGGCTGTAATACTCCGCGAAGCCTTCCAGCACACTTTCAAGGATTACGCCCTCCGGGCTGTCCGGGATGGTTTCCGCCACATACTCGACGCGCACGCCGTTCTTGCGGCACTTCATCTTGTTTATGGCGATCTCCTCACGGTTACGCCCGAAGCGGTCAACTTTCCAGAGGATGATAACCGAAAACTGCCGCTTGGCCGTGTCCTTCAGCATCTGCTGGAACTCGGCACGGTTATCCGTCCGACCGCTCTTTGCTCTGTCAACGTATTCATGCACGATGGTGTAGCCGTGTGCGGCGGCGTAGTCTCTTGCGTTGGAGAGCTGCCCTTCGATGGACTGTTCACCTTGACTGTGGCTTGAATACCGGGCATATACGACGGCCAGTTCGCTGACCTCCGGCTTTGCCATTGGCACTTGCCATTTAATATCTATCGACATATCTGTTACCCGTTACGCCCTTCTGCGCCCAGCAGGAGGGCTTTTTCTGTCCATTCATAGGTGTCTTTTCCGGCCTCATGAATAAGCCCGTAGACCTGAAGATTGCGTAGTATCGAGTACGCGCGGTCGATTCCGCACTTGCAGTTACGTTGGATCACAGAGGTCGTAAGCACGGGCAGCCCGGCCAGTGCGTTTGCAAAAGTATCTTTGTGATCCTGAACTTCAACAGGCAGGAACGGCTGTAGCGCAACAGCGTTAATTCTGGGCTGTACCGGCTGTATGGACGGCGTCGCTACTGCGGCAGTTGCCGGTGTAGCTCTGCCCGCTTTGATTCCCGTGAGGGCACGCCGAAATAGCTTTTTGACACCACGAATTACGGGGCCTATCCATAGCGGGAACAACATGAACGTCATCGTTGTTACCACGTTATACACCGCTGTCCAGAAGGGCTGCTCCTTGTTGATGTCCAGCATGGCAACAAAGAGAGCGGACGCCGTGAACAGATACGCGCCGAGCAGAAAAATTCTCACGCCCTTCGGCAACTGCGAGAAACGGAAGGCTCCTGCGCTGCGGACGTTTTCCAGCAAAAGAACGTTATTCGCATTTGCCAATTCGCGTGCGGCTTTTGTGAATGTGTTGTTGGTGACAACCATTGCACGGTCGCAGTTATAAAGTGCTTTTCCGGCTACTGCTTCCTGTATCGCGCCGAGGCTTACAGGGTTTGAGTAGTATTTGCACTGTACGGCGTATTTGTGCCCAGCCTTGTGGGCCGTAACATCGACGCCAAAATCGCCTGATCCCTTTGTCACCTTAACGCCGGTGTAGCCGTGCCCGCGAAGGTACTTTGCGACCAGATATTCGTAATCGTGTCCATCCATGACCACGACCTCCCTTCACCTCATAAAGCGTTTGAAATCGACGTAGAGGATTTTTCCCTCACGCCGTATCAGGCATTCTTTGCTTTAGCGACCGTCTGATACTTATCGGACGACAGCAGACCGGTGATATATGCTTCAACCTTCGCACGGTCGATTTCGTCCAGCTTCAGGTACTGACGATACACCTCTGGCATGGCGTCACGCTCCCGCAGCGCGTCGGCATCGACGGCAAGCATCATTTGCCGAGCTTTCTTCATATCACCGTTCGCAGCCTCAACATAGGTGAGCGGGATTTCTGCAAGTGCGTCCCCATTTTTGTCGTAGTCAATCGGATCGTCCGTTCTTCCCAGCAGGTAATCCACTGAAACGTCAAAATAGTCCGCAATCTTTTCAGCGGTGTAAGAATCAGGTTTCGCGTCGAAGCCCTCCGAATAGCGCTTCTTCCAGTAAGACACGCTGCCACGGCTGAAGCCGATCTCTACACTTGCGCGCGTCGGATTGATGCCCCGATCATCACAGAGCTTTTTGAACACATCGTAAAACATATTGCCTCCGAAGAAAATTCAAATATTTGCTCCAACCCCCTTGACAAGTTCAAATGATTGCTCTATAATGTAAAACGTGGAGCAAATATTTGAACGAATGACAGCCATAGCATGGCAAGCCCCCTCCGCTGGCACGGAGGAAGCCGTCGAAAGGGTATCAGATACACACCTTTTCTATGATACCACAACAGTGCAAATATTTCAACTCCTTTTGCAAAAATATTTGAACTTGGAGGTGAAAATTTGAATTTCGACTGGACCGCTGAAGTGGTCGGGCGTATGCACATGGCGGCAATTACGGGCAAGCAGCTTGCGGATGAAGCAGGGCTGACGAACTCATACCTGTCCGCTGTTCTCCACAACAAGAAGGGCAACGCCACGACCCAGCAGCGCATCATTGATGCGCTTGAACGCCTTGAGCAGCGGCAGGCAAGCGAACCCACAGTTAATCAGTAAGAAACGAGGAAAGCATCATGGCCAACGTCAAAATCGACTGCACGCAGATTCCGCGGGTACAAATGGATATTCTCTGCCGGACGCTGCTTGCGGGCATTGAGCGGTTTTACTCCGATCCGGAGAATTTGCGCCGCTACGAAGCGTGGCTACAGAAATGCAGAGAGGAAGGCAAGTTCTATGACGACGACACGCAGACGACAGCACCAGCAGCTCAATAGGCTGCGCCGTATCGCTCTTGGCCTCTTTGTGCTGGCAGTGTTGGAGGCGGTCGTAATCACGATCCTTGCCGTCAACTGCGCGTCAGGCGCAGCGCCCGCACCGGAGGAAACCGCACCCGCTCCCACGGCTGAAACGTCCGTGCCGGAAACCGAAGCCCCTACCGCCTCCACACCGGACGAGCCGGTCACAGAGCCGGAAGCCGTACCGCAGGAGACAGAAGGGCAGAGATTCCTACACAGTGACGACATTCCGCTGAGCTACGAGCTTCAAGAGGTAATGCAGCAGGCGTGTGAGGACTACGGCGTTCCCTATGCACTGGCGCTGGCAATCGCGGAATGCGAAAGCAGCTTCAACCTCGATGCAGACAACGGCACCTGCTGGGGCCTGATGCAAGTCCATCCGATTAACTATGATCGCCTGCGCGGACTTGGGATCGAACCCACCGACTATGAGGGCAACATTGTTGCCGGTGTCCTCCTGATCGGTGAGCTGCTGGACAAGTACGGCGACCAGCACAAAGCCCTCATGGCCTATAACTGTGGCGAGGGCGGCGCTGCGAAGCTCTGGCAGCAAGGCTACTACTCAAGTCAATACTCAAGGCACGTCTTGAACGTTTCTGAAAGCTGGCAACAAATCATCGACGATCTGAAGAACATTTAGGAGGCAAATCATGTTTGAGATCAAAATGACCATCGAAATCCCCGGATTGCCGGAAGCGCTGAACGCGCTGGCCGGTGCCATCGGCAAGCAGCCCGAATTCGTCTGCCATCAGCACGGAGGGAACAACCACCACATCGACAACGCAGGCGTTGTCAACGTTGATTTCCCCGCCGCGCCCGCTCCTGCGGCTCCCGTCGTAAACCCTACGACATCTGTTCAGCCTGCGCCAACTACCGGCACTGTTGCACCCACCCCTGTTCAGCCGACTGCACCGACGACTGCTGCCCCGATTGCGCCGCCCGCCACTCCGGTTGAGAGCTACACCGTGGAGGCGCTGAGCCGCGCGGGTGCGGCGCTGATCGACGCAGGCAAGATGCCGCAGCTCCTCGCTCTGCTGGGCAAGTTCGGTGTACAGGCCGTAACGCAGCTGCCGAAGGAGGCATACAGCGCCTTTGGTGCTGAGCTGAAAGCCCTCGGAGCGCAGCTTTAACGGGAGGTGGGACAATGCCTACCCCCAGACAACACGCCCTTCTGAGCGCATCCAGCGCCCACCGCTGGCTGGCTTGTACGGCGGCACCGCATTTCGAGGAGAGTTTTCCTGACGGGACAAGCTCCTATGCGGAGGAAGGTACTCTGGCACACGCCATCTGCGAGCTGTATGCCCGCAAGAAATTCACTGTCCTGTCCACCCGCAAATTCAACTCTGAGCTGAAGAAGCTGCAAGCCCGCCCGCTGTACTCTGACGAGATGCTGCGGACCGCCGAAGCGTATGTGGACTACCTAACAGAGAAGGCCATGCAGTACGCCACGCCACCCCATGTGGCAATGGAGGTCAAGGTCGATCTCACGGCCTATGTCCCGGACGGTTTCGGCACCTGCGACTGTATCATGATCGGCGGCGACACGCTGCATATCACCGACTACAAACACGGCAAGGGCGTACCCGTATCAGCTGAAAACAACCCGCAAATGCGGCTGTACGCGCTGGGTGCTCTGAGGCTCTACGGGCCTATCTACGGCGACCAAATCAAGCGGGTATCAATGGGTATCTGTCAGCCCCGCCTGTCACAGGAGGCCAGCGAGGACGCCCTCAGTGTGGATGAACTGCTTGCATGGGGCGAGAGTATCAAACCCCTTGCAAAGGAAGCCTACGATGGCCCCGGAACCTTCTGCCCCGGTGAGCATTGCCGATTCTGCAAGGGCAAGGCGCAATGCGCCGCAAGAGCCGCGTTCTTCACTGGCTTTGAGAATTTCAAGAATCTCACTCCCGCGAACGGCAGCCGTGAGATCGGAAAAAATCCGTGCCTGTCAGACGCCGAAGTAGGCGATCTGCTGATTCAAGCCGAAGGTCTGGTGCAGTGGTACAAGGACCTTCAGGACTACGCCACCGGCGCAATGCTTGACGGCGGCGAAATCCCCGGCTGGAAGCTGGTGGAGGGCCGCAGCAACCGCACCTTCACAGATGTTGACACCGCTGTCCAGAAGCTGGTTGACGCCGGGTATGACGAGGCGCTGATTTACGACCGCAAGCCGAAGACCCTCTCAGAGCTGGAAAAGATGCTCGGCAAAAAGACCTTCGCGGAGCTGCTTTCCGAGTGTGTCACAAAGCCGAAGGGCAAACCTACACTTGCGCTGGCAAGCGACCGCCGCGAAGCCTATTGCGTTGGTGCTGCTGAGTTTGCGGGTGCGTCCGATGGCTGAAACGGTATATCTCAATGATGGCAGCATGGAGGTCATTTTCGAGGACAAGGACGTGTTCCTTGAACGGCTGCTGCGCGAAAAGCTCGGAGATGACGTCGCCCGCTGCTTCCGGGAATGCGTCGCAGAGCTGAAGGAGGAAATCCAAGAGCAGCAGGAGCTGGTCAAGGATTATGAGGGCAACGCGGACGGTTATCTGGATATGTGCCGCGACGCCTGCGAATCCTTCACCGCCATTATGGAGCTGCTGGAAGCGCCCCGTCTGAATCGGAACGCTCTCAAATCCGTAACTCGAAACGCCTTCAACGCGATCTACAAAAACCTTTGACCCCACCTGCGGACGCAGGACTGAACATATTGAACTGAATGAATTTTATGGAGGAATTAAACCATGTATCAGAATGACCCGAAAAGAGTTCTCACCCCCGAATGCCGCCTGTCCTACTGCAACCTCGTAACCGCCCGTGCGCCGCAGAACGGCGTGGGCGATCCGAAGTTCAGCGTCACGCTGCTGATCCCCAAGTCCAACCCGAATATCAAGCAGGAGCTTGACGCGGCTATGAACGCCGCTGCCGAGGTTGGCGTCAACGCCAAGTGGAACGGCGTTCGCCCCGCCCGCATCGAATCCGTCGTGCATGACGGCGACGGTGTGCGCCCCTCCGGTGAGCCTTTTGGCGAGGAATGCCGTGGCTGCTGGGTAGTGACCGCATCCAGCAAGAACAAGCCCTATGTCTGCGGCGCGGACAATGTGAACTGCGAGCTGGCCCCCACGGACATCTACAGCGGTATGTACGCCCGCGTGTCCATCAACTTCTATGCCTACAACTCTGCTGGCAAGCGCGGTGTCGGCTGCGGCCTGCGCGCCGTGATGAAGACCCGCGACGGCGAACCGCTCAGCAACTCCGTTGTTACTGCGGCCGAGTTCGCCGGTGTCGGCGGCGTTCAGACGACCCCCACGCAGGGCTATGCTACTGGTCAGTACGGCGCGGCCATGCCCGCAACGCCCGTTCCCGGCTACGGCGGCTATCCCGCTGGCGGCGTTCAGCCGCAGGCCGGTTACGCTCCCGGTCAGATCAACCCCATCACCGGTCAGCCCATGTAATCCACAGCGCTGGGCAGGCGGCTACACAGCGACCGCCTGCCCGGCAACGACACAAAGGAGGCAAATATGAAAACCCGTTTTGACTATTCCGGCGTTTGGATCACCGGCGTCGGCGAGGCTGTCCCCGTGGGCAACATGGAGACGCCGCATTTGCTGAACACGGTGCGTATGCTCGTTCAGAAGCCCGCTCGGACGCTTTCCATCCTCGTGGCTGACATTGAGCACGCGACCTTCTCTGATACGGTCTGGACGCCCTTCAACGCTGATGACCGCAAGCAGTCCCTCAAGAACGTAACCAGCTTGAGCGACGCGGAGCTGGTCGAGTATGTGCAGTCAACCCCGCTGTTCAAGTCCATGATCGAGGAGCTTCAGGAGCGCGGTGTCAACACCAAGAACGTTCTCAGCCTTTATTCCAGCTCTGAAGCCTTCCAGCGATAAGGAGGTGCGACGTGATCCACCTCAGTATCGACCTCGAAACGTACTCGGACGTGAATCTGAAAAAGGCTGGTCTTTACCGCTATGTGCAAAGCCCCGCCTTTGAGATTCTGCTTTTTGCGTACAGCTTCGACGGTGCGCCCACTCAGGTCATTGATATGGCGCAGGGCGAAGAAATCCCGATGGAAGTTATCCACGCCCTGACAGACCCGCAGTGCCTGAAGCACGCCTACAACGCGGCCTTTGAATGGTACTGCCTCAGTAAGTACATGGGCGCGCAGCTCCCGCCCGCACAGTGGCGCGACACAATGCTGCATGGCCTGTATGCCGGTTACACCGCAGGTCTGGATGCGACAGGCCGGGCGCTGGGCATTCCGGAGGACAAACAAAAGCTGACTACCGGCAAGGCTCTGATCCGCTATTTCTGTGTGCCCTGCAAGCCCACGAAGGCGAACGGCGGCAGGACCCGAAACTACCCGCACCACGACCCCGAAAAATGGGAGCTGTTCAAGACCTACAACGGTCAAGACGTTGTGGCAGAAATGGAGATCGAACGCCGCCTATCCGTGTTTCCTGTGCCGGATTTCGTTCAGAAACAGTGGGAAACGGATCTTCTTATCAATGCGCGCGGTGTGGCAGTCGATATGGATTTCTGCGCGGGCGCGTTGGAGCTGGGCGAAACCATCCGCGCGCAGCTCACCGACGAGGCCGTCCAGCTTTCCGGACTGCAAAACCCCAACAGCGTCAAGCAGCTTGCCCGCTGGCTGTCCGCCGAAACCGGCGACGATATTACCACCCTCCGCAAGGAGACGATCAAAGAGCTGCTGGGCCGCGACAACGCCGACCACGTTCAGCGGATGCTGGAAATCCGGCAGGAGCTGGGTAAAACCAGCACCAAGAAATACGACGCCATCGAGGCCGCTGTGTGCGACGACGGGCGCGTCCGTGGGCTGCTTCAGTTCTACGGCGCAAACCGGACGGGGCGCTGGGCCGGACGTCTGGTGCAGGTCCAGAATCTGCCCCGAACCTACACGGAGCCGCTGGAATTCGCCCGTGAGCTGGTCAAGGGTCGTAAGCTCGACGCGCTGCGGACGGTCTACGGCTCTCCGAATGATACGCTGTCACAGCTTATCCGCACTGCGTTTGTGGCTGCCCCCGGCAACGTCCTAATCGACGCCGATTTCTCCGCCATCGAAGCCCGCGTCATATCGTGGCTGGCCGACGAGGAGTGGCGGCTTGAGGTTTTCCGCACACACGGCAAAATCTATGAAGCGTCCGCCTCTCAGATGTTCGGTGTCCCGCTGGAACGGATCAAGAAGGGCAACCCCGAATATTCCCTCCGACAGCGCGGCAAGGTCGCAGAATTGGCCCTCGGCTATCAGGGCGGCGTTCCCGCCATGCGGCAGATGGACACCGGCAAGCTGCTTGCTGACCTGCCGGACGAGGAAATCAAAGACATTGTGGACAAGTGGCGCAACACAAACCCAAAAATTCGCAACCTTTGGTACAGCTTCAACGACGCGGCGATCCGCGTCATCCAGAACGGTGGTTCTCTCCGTGTTCGTTGTTGCACCTTCGCGCGGGAGTGCGACTGCATCCGTGGTACGACCTGCATGACCGTCTCGCTTCCCTCCGGTCGCAAGCTCTACTATGTCGAACCCTCTGTCGGAGAAAACCGCTGGGGCGGTCCGTCCATCACCTATATGGGCGTGAACGACAAGAACAAGTGGGGCCGCATCGAAACCTACGGCGGGAAGCTGGTGGAGAATGTCGTACAGGCCATCGCCCGCGACTGTTTGGCGCAGGCCATTGAACACCTTGAAGCCGCTGGGCTGCCTGTGGTTTTTCACATCCACGACGAGGTGGTCATCGACACCGCAGCATTTGACACCAACGACGCCATGCTTGACAAGGTGGTCAAGATCATGTCAACCCCGATTCCGTGGGCGGAGGGCCTGCCCCTTGGCGCTGACGGCTGGGTCGGAGCATTTTTCAAAAAAGATTAAGGAGGCAACCTTTTATGTTTATCAAGACTTCTACTACCAACGAAACCACATGGGCCGCGCTGAAGGCAGCGGTCGATAACGGCACCATTGCGCAGGGCGACCTGATCGTTTTCAACCTCAAGAACGGCGAGGAAGTGGCCGTGAGAGCTACACAGGACAAGAAGGGCAAGTGGTTCTTCGTCCTCGAAGACTGCCTCGCTGACGAGCACTGCATGAACAAGCGCCCCACCAACAAGGGCGCGTGGGCCGCCTGTGATATGCGGGCGTGGCTCAACAACACCATGTTCGCCCTTCTGCCGGACGAGCTTCAGGCGCTCATTGCGCCGACGAAAATCGTCCAGATCGTGGACGGTGAGCGCGTGGAAACCGAAGACAAGCTGTTCCTGCTCTCCAAGACGCAGGTGTTCGGCAAGGGCCGCTGGTCGGATCGTGAGCCGGAGGACACGCAACTCCTGTGCTTCCTCCGCGAGAAGGACCGCGTGAAGGAGTGCAGCGACAATGGAACATGGTGGTGGTGGCTGCGGTCGCCTGAGGCGTCGTCGTCTTCGTCTTTCGCCAGTGTGTACACCAACGGTAACAGCAACACCAACAACGCGTCCCACTCCTACGGGGTGGCGTTCGGCTTCTGTTTAATCTGATTTCCCTTTGAAATCCGGCCCCCGGTCGTGGGGCCACCCAAAATACAATAACACAAAATCTACGGAGGCAACTCATTATGAAATGCGAAAAGCTGATTAAAACCGCCGCTGTGGTGGCTCTGATCCTTTTTATCGCCGGTGCAGTAATCGGCACTCTGGCCGTCCCAGTGGTCCTGTCCATGTTCTATTCGTGGTACTGGCTGTTCCTGTATGCCGGTTATCTGCTTGTCATCCTCTATGTGGCGCTTTACTGCATCCGCTACAGCTATGAAGAACACATCAATAACGGAGGGAAATCCTATGCAAAACGCTAACATCGGTCTGGTTGACATTACGTTGACCTGCCATTTTGAGGTCAAGGACGCCGAAGTGTTCGGCGGCGCTGGGAGCGTCGGCTACACAAGCGTTGCGCTGAAGCACGCGAAAGCCGCCGACCAGCTTGTGGGCATCATCAACAATTCGGTTCAGTGTGAGGGGTTCCTTTACGCCCAGCGCAAGAGCACTGCTGACCTGCTCGGCGTTCCCGTCGAGTGCGTCCGGGCCATTACATACGACCAGTATGAGGCTGCGACCGGGGACGATGAAACGGAGGACGACGATGAAGATTATTAAGCCCGGCTTCGAGTTCATCACGCCCATTGACGGCAGCGTAATCCTGAAGCGCCTTGAGGAGTGCGGGCGCGTCTGCTACAAATCCGAGGGCAAGATCACAGACGACAGCGCCCCGAAGTTCGTTGCCGGTATCATCAAGCGCGGCCATGAGGCCGTCTTAGAGCATTGCAGCTTTACCGTGAAATTCATTTGTGACCGTGGCGTCAGCCACGAGATCGTCAGGCACCGGCTGGCATCCTATTGTCAGGAGAGCACCCGCTACTGTAATTACGGCAAGGATCAGTTCGGCAGCGAGATCACAGTCATTGAGCCGTGTTACCTGAACAAGGACACCTTCGCCTACGACGAGTGGAAAGAGGCTTGCCGCCGCGCTGAAACAGCCTACTTCAACCTTCTGAATTGGGGTCTGTCTCCGCAGGAGGCCCGCGCAGTGCTCCCGAACAGCCTCAAAACGGAGGTCGTTATGACGGCCAATATCCGCGAGTGGCGTCACTTCCTGCGGCTCCGCACCTCAACCGGCGCACATCCGCAGATACGGGAAGTAGCTACACCACTGCTGCGTGAGTTGCAGCAGATCGTTCCTGTTTGCTTTGATGACATTCTGCCGAAGGAGGCTAACCATGAAACGAGCTGAAATTCTGGAACAGGCGCGTAAATGTGTCTGCGGAGAGCGCGAACGTGAATACGGCAGGCCCGAAAACAACTTCGCCCTTATTGGCAAGCTGTGGGAGGCGTACACCGGAATGCGCTACAGCGCGAAAGACGTTGCTATGATGCTGGCGCTCCTGAAAGTGGCTCGCATCAAGACCGGCGTCAAGGGTGACAGCTTCGTTGACTTGGCCGGTTACGCCGCCTGCGCCGGTGAGATCGCCACGGAGACGCCGAAGGTCCCGCCTGTCAACACTTGTATTTCCTGCGGGGCTGAAATCCCTGAGGGGCGGCAGGTCTGCCCTACCTGCTTAAAGGAGGCGTCAAGATGAATGCACTGACCGCAAAAGAGGCGGAAGCGTGGACTTCCGAAATGGCTCGTGTGGCGAGCGTGACCATTCGTGGAATCCTCGAAGCCGCCGACCGCAACAACATTGACCGCGATTCCGCCGTTCAGTTCTTCGCGGACCTGTTCCTGACTATGACAAGCGTCGCCACCTTTGAGCACTTCGACTTGGGAGGTGATCCGCATGGTGAGGGATGAATGCTGGGATGCTCTCAAGGAGCACGCCCGGCAGAATCACAGGGAGCGGGTAGCAAAGAATCCCGACCGCATCGAGTACGCGATCCGGCAGCTTGAAGCCCACAACATCGAATATGTCCTGAAGAACGACGCCACAGGCCATTTCCACTGCCGCCGTAAATCCGACGACGCGCTGGTTCAGTTCTGGGCAGGCACCGGTAAAATCCTCGGCTACACACAGAGAGGCATTCACAACCTGATCCGCATTTGCGAGGAGGAATGAAATATATGAATGAGAAAAGCAGCGGTGGCGGCGGAATCGGCTTCGTCGGCCTGCTGACCATCGTGTTTATCACGCTCAAGCTGACACACGTTATTGCTTGGTCGTGGTGGTGGGTGCTGTCTCCGCTCTGGATCAGCGTCGCAGTGGTCGCATTGATCGGCGTTATCGCTGTCTTTGTGGCCCTCTTGCGGAAATGACCCGCGTTACCAACCACGCAGCGCGAAGAACAAAGGAACGTCTCGGCCTGCCAAAGAAGCTCTCCCACAAGAACGCTGAAAATGCGCTGCGGTACGGCATCCGGCACAGCGACACCAGCGGCAGCCTGAACCGGTACATATCGGCGCTGTACTGGAAGCACGAGACGGCAAACAACGTCCGTATCTACTGCAACAACGTCTATATCTTCCACGGCGAAACCCTTATAACGATTTTTCCGCTGCCGCAGAAATACCGCAAAACTGCGGCGCGGATCAATCGGAAAATCACAGAACGAGGTGAATTCGATGAAAATTCCTGAAAAGATCAAGATCGGCGGCAAGACCTACACCGTCGAGATCACCAGCAAAATGGATCTCGGTATCAACAATGTTTCGGCGGAAATCCTCTACAACGACCTGATTATCCGCGTCAGCCCGCAGGCCACGGCCAAAATGGAGGCCGATTTCATCCACGAAATGGTCCATGCGATCTATTTTGGCCTCGGCTACCGCGACCACGACGAAAAGCGTGTGGACGAGCTGGCGAACGCGCTCCATTCGGTCATTGTCGATAACCCGGATGTGTTTGCGCCCGCCGAGGTCGGACGTCATGAGAGTTAAGCAGTACAAGGGCACGGTCTACGGCGCTGATCTGACCGCCAAAGAGCGGCGCGCCATGAACATTGAGATCAACCGGAAAATCGTGGAGGCCGACCGTAAATATCTGAACAATGTTGACGCCATGATCCTTTATTTCCTGCACAAACACCTCGGCTTCGGGAAAAAGCGGCTCCGGCGCGCATGGGAACAGTTTACGGTCATCCACGATGATTTGGTCAACTACTACGAAATGCCTGACGACGACGCGTGGCTTGCGGACCGTAAGCTGCAAGAGATCGGCGTTGACGTCGCGGCATGGAACGCTGGGAAGGATGCTACACAATGAAAGACCTGAAAATATTTGCAAAAACTATTGAGCCACAGGCACAAGCTCAAATTGATCTGCTGCTTGCACAAAAGCCCTTTGAGGATTGCAAAGTACGCATTATGCCTGATGTCCACGCTGGCGCAGGCTGTGTTATTGGCTTCACCGCCAATTTAGGTGACAAGGTGATTCCGAATATCGTCGGTGTTGATATTGGGTGCGGTATGCTGACCGTCAACCTCGGCCCCATTGAGATTGACTATGCAAAGCTCGATGACGTGATCCGTAAGTACATCCCCTCTGGGATGGCTGTCCATCAGAACGCCGGTTATTTTACCCTTCTCGACGACCTGCATTGCCGGGATCGCCTGCATAACGTGGAGTGGTTGCACAATTCCGTTGGTACGCTGGGCGGCGGCAATCATTTTATCGAAATTGACACCGGTGAGGACGGCAACAAATATCTGATAATCCACACCGGCAGCCGGAACTTAGGCAAGCAGGTTGCAGAAATCTATCAGGACATTGCCGTTGAAACGCTCCACTCTGCAAAGGGTGAGCGGGCGGCCTTGATCGAACGTCTGAAAGCCGAAGGCCGGGAAAGCGAAATTTCCGAAAAGCTATCTCGACTGAAAGTCAAAAGCACAATCCCGCGAGACCTCTGTTATGTTGAGGGCGAGGACCGGGAGCGCTATTTGCACGATATGCGAATTTGCCAGCGGTTTGCCCGGTTCAATCGTAGCCGGATCAGTCAGGTTATTATGCAGCGCATGGGCTGGTTGCCGTATGACCGCTTTGAAACGGTCCACAACTATATCGACGAGTGGGGTATGGTCCGTAAAGGGGCTATCTGTGCAGCCGCTGGTAAGATCGTGTTGATACCCATTAACATGAAAGACGGCTGTATCATTGGTCGGGGCCTTGGAAATTCAGACTGGAATGAATCGGCACCGCACGGTGCGGGCCGCCTTATGAGCCGCGCCAAAGCAAGAGCGTCAATTCCTATGGAGGACTACCGGGCTGCAATGGACGGCATCTACACGACATCTGTTTGCCGGAACACTCTGGATGAAGCACCGCAGGCATACAAGCCTATGGACGAAATCTTGAGCTGCACATCCGACACCGTTACTGTGCTACAGATTATCAAGCCCGTGTACAACTTCAAGGCCGGTGATTGAGAAGGAGGCCACACAATGAGCTACGACGTAAGTTTCAAGGCCAAACTTGAAGGCGCGGATCAGTGGGTGTACGTCGGTGACGACTGGATTAACCACACGTCCAACACTGCCGCCATGATTAAAGAGGTATGCGGCTCTTATCCCTCTGAGTGGAACGGCAAGCGCTGTGCCGATATGTACCCCGTGCTCATGCAAGGCGCGTCCTTGCTGTGCCTTCATCCGAAGCGCTACCGGCAGTTTGAGCCGGGCAACTGCTGGGGCACGGTGGAATCCACAGCGGAATTTCTCAGGCAGATTGCGGACAACTGCGATAAGTTCCCGACCGCCGTGATCGAAGTCGATTGTTAGGAGGTCAGTATGGCAAACTACCCCAAGAGGAACAGCGAGGGCTACTACGACCCCACAGCATATGAGGGAGTGAAATCTATCGTCCGCGAAGAAAACGCGCTGGATGGCCGCGTGAGCGACCTCGTGAGGGTCCTTAAATTCATCATCCGTAACTGCGGCTTTGAGCTTGTCAGCCGCATTGAAATCAAAGATGTCAAGACCGGGAGGGTGTTCAAATGAATATGACAAAGGCCGAGCTTGAAGCCGAACTCAGGGAGGCACGGGATAAAATCTGCTACTGCGAGTGCAAGAACAAGGAGCTTCAGGAGCGTCTGAGCGCGATTGTGGCACCCGTCCAGTGTGACACCTACGCCGAGGCTGTCAGAGCCTACGGCAAGCAATCGCAGCTTGTGATGGCTATGGAAGAAATGTCCGAGCTGACCAAGGAGCTGTCGAAGAATCTTCGCGGTGCGGATAACGCTAAGGCACTGGCCGAGGAGATCGCCGACGTGGAAATCATGCTGGAACAGCTCAAGATCATTTTCCGCAACCGCGCTCTGGTGGACCGCATCCGTGCGGGAAAGCTGGTCCGCCTGTCTGACCGGATCACGGGAGAAGCGCGGGAATGAGCGGTGCGGAGCTACACAAGGAGGCAACACCTTCCCCGGTGACGGGGGGGGTGATCCTGAGGACAGGAGTACCTGATTATGAACTATGACAGACAAATCACCATATCCGTAGGCAACAACCGCCGTGATATGGTCTGGAAACAGACGGTGCTGACCGTCGAAGAACTCTATAAACGGCTGTCTACCCCGGTCCGTGGGACTGAAACCCTGCAAGACTATCTGCATCTGAAGAAGTCGCAACAGGACGATCTGAAGGACGTCGGCGGCTTTGTGGGCGGCTCCCTGCTGGGGCAGCGCCGCAAGGCAAACAATGTGACCGGGCGCGACATCATCACGCTTGACTTTGATAATATCCCCGGCTGGCAGACGGAAACCATCATCGGCAAAATGGACGAGCTGGGCTTCAGCTACTGCATTTACAGCACCCGCAAGCACACGCCTGAGCGCCCGCGTCTGCGCGTTGTCGTCCCGACTGACCGGACTATGACCCCGGACGAATACGAGCCATGCGCGCGCCGTGTGGCTGCTCATGTGGGCATCGGCATGGCCGACCCGACCACCTTTGAGACGGTCCGGCTCATGTACTGGCCTTCCTGCTGCTGCGACAGTGAGTTCGTCTACAAGGCCGTAGACGCACCGCTGATCTCCGCAGACGCCCTTCTGGGTACATACGCCGACTGGCACGATTTGACGAGCTGGCCGGTGGTCCCCGGTGCTACCAGCTATCAGAAGCTGGCTATGAAGCAGGGCGACCCCGAAGAAAAGCAGGGCCTTGTGGGTGCCTTCTGCCGCACCTATAACGTGCTGGCGGCTATGGACGCCTACCTGCCGGGTATCTATGAGGCCGTGGACAATGACCCCGACCGTTATACCTATCTGGGCGGTTCCACCACGGGCGGCGCGATCATCTATGACGGCGGCAAGTTCTTGTTCAGCCACCACGCGACGGACCCGTGCAGCGGGCGGCTGGTCAACGCCTTCGATCTGATCCGGCTACACAAGTTCGGGGACAAGGACGACAATGCTTCGCCGGAAACGCCCGTTGCAAAGCTCCCGTCCTACAAGGCTATGTGCGATCTGGCGCTGGCCGACAAGACCGTATGCGCCACGCTCAACCGCGAGCAGCACGAACAGGCTATGCGGGAGTTTGAGGGCATGGGCAACGATCCCGCGCCGGAGGACGATACCGCATGGGCTGAGAAGTTGCAGCGGACGCAGGACGGCAAGATCAAGAGCACCATCGACAATGTGCTCATTATCCTTGACGGCGACCCGCTCCTGAAGGGCAAGTTCGCGCTCAATCAGTTCGCCGGGCGCGGCGAGGTGCTGGGACCGCTGCCGTGGAAGAAGGACGGCAAACGCCGCCTGTGGTCTGACACGGACAGCAACGGCCTGTACTGGTACATGGAACGCTTCTGGGGTATCTCCGGACGCGGCAACATCGACAGCGCCCTTGACATTCACGCCTCGCAGCACGCCTTCAACGAGGTCCGCGAGTACATCGAGCGTCTGACATGGGACGGTGTGCCTCGGCTGGACACGCTGTTCATTGACTATCTGGGCGCGAAGGACACCGCCTACAACCGCGCTGTGTGCCGCAAGAGCTTCACCGCAGCCGTTACCCGCGCCATGATCCCCGGCTACAAGTACGACAACATGGTCATCCTCGCCGGGCCGCAGGGCATCGGCAAAAGTACCCTGCTGGATAAAATGTCCCGTGGCTGGTTCAACGACAGCATCCGCACCTTCGAGGGCAAGGACGCATCAGAGCTGCTTCAGGGCGTGTGGCTGGTGGAAGTGTCAGAGCTGGACGCATTCCGCAAGACCGACGTCGCCCGCATCAAGCAGTTTCTCTCCCTGCGTGCCGACCGCTACCGCGCAGCGTATGGCCGTCACGTCTCGGAGCTGCCCCGGCAGTGCGTGTTCTTCGGCTCTACCAATACGACGGACTTTCTTCAGGACACGACCGGCAACCGGCGTTTCTGGCCCGTGGACGTGGGCGAGCAGCCGCACGCCAAAACCGTGTGGCGCGACCTGACCGACGACGTTATTGACCAACTGTGGGCGGAGGCGAAGGCCCGCTGGCAGGCCGGTGAATCGCTGTATCTCTCCGGTGACGTGGAGCAGGAGGCGAAGATCAAGCAGGAGGAGCACCGCGAGGTGTCCGTCCGTGAGGGCATGATCGAGGAGTTCGTCGAAAAGCAAGTGCCGGTTGACTGGGCGAAATGGCCGCTTGACAGGCGGCGGGACTACTGGTGCGGAGCTACACGGACGCCGGATGGGCAGGAGCTTGAGCTTGTGGACCGTGACCGTATCGCCGCCGTGGAAGTTTGGTGTGAGCGTCTGAACGGAAATATCCGCGACATGAAGCCCGCTGACACGCGGGAAATCAACGCCATTCTGGCAAAGATGGACGGCTGGAAGCGGAACAATAATCCTCTCCGTTTTGGCCCATACGGTCAGCAGCGCGGCTTTGCCCGTGTCCGTCGCCGGTAACGAAATAGGTGTTACAAACGGGGGTGTTACAAGCGGAAACGGCGTCGAAGCTGTAACACCTATGCCGTTACAGAAATTTGGGGTGTAACCCCTATTGTAACACCATTTGTAACCACGAAAAGCCCGTATTTCAAAGGCTTTTTGGCTTGGTGTTACAATGTTACATACTTTTCCTATTGAATACTTGTAATAAAGGGCGCACGGGTGTTATACGCCATAGCGCCTATACGCGCGGGGAATTATAGGATTTTATCCCCAACTGTAACAGGAGGAACTATTGAATGCTTGAATCCTATTACGAAAATAAGCTGAGAACCGGCGTCCAGAAGCTGGGAAACGGCGTCCGGTGTCTGAAGTTTGAAAGCCCCGGTTTCTCCGGTGTTCCTGACAGGATCATCCTGCTTCCCGGCGCAAAGGTGATTTTTGTAGAGACGAAAAAGCCGGGAAAAATGGAACGCAAGCGGCAGCTTTATGTGCAAGGGCTGTTGCGCGCATTGGGCTTTGAAGTTTTCTCGGCGGTCGATAGCGTGGAGAAGATCGAAGCCGTGCTTGCACGATGCAGGGAGGTGCTGAGGGATGAAGGAATTTTGCCCGCATAACTATCAGCAGTATTGCATTGACCGGATCATTCGTGATCCGGCATTGGGGCTTTTCTTGGACATGGGCCTCGGCAAAACGGCTATCACGCTGACTGCGATCAAGCGGCTGAAGTATGAATATTGGGCAGTGCGGAAGGTGCTTGTCATTGCTCCGAAGAAGGTAGCAGAATCGACATGGGACAAAGAAGCTGCAAAGTGGTCCCACCTCTCCTGCCTTCGACTGGTACACGTCCTCGGCTCTGTGGGGCAGCGTACCGCAGCACTGGCCCAAACGGCGGACGTTTATCTCATCAACCGCGAGAATGTGCAGTGGCTGGTGGGCTATTACGGGCACAGCTGGCCGTTCGATATGGTGGTCATCGACGAAAGCAGCAGCTTCAAAAATCATCAGGCAAAGCGCTTCAAGGCGCTGAAACTGGTGCGCTCTCGGATCAACCGCATTGTGGAGCTGACCGGCACGCCGAATCCCCGCAGCCTTATGGACCTATGGGCGCAGGTGTATCTGCTGGACTGTGGGCAGCGGCTGGGCCGTACCATCACGTCATACCGTGACGCATACTTTGTGCCGGACAAGCGCAGCCGCACGACGATCTTCTCCTATGCGCCGAAGCTGGGCGCAGCGGACGAAATCTACAGGCGCATTTCTGACATCTGCATCAGCATGAAATCGGAAGACTACCTCGACCTGCCGGAACTGATCTATGAGGACATCCCCGTCAAGCTGGACGCCGCAGCACAGAAGGCTTATGACCGCTTAGAGCGGGACACGCTGCTTCAGGTGGACGAGACGGTCATCACGGCTGGCTCTGCTGCTACTCTGCGCGGCAAGCTCCTACAGCTCTGCAACGGCGCTGTGTACGACGAGGACGGGAACGTCATCACCGTGCATGACTGCAAGATCGAGGCGCTGCTTGAGACCGTGGAGCAGCTTTCCGGGCAGCACGCGATTATCTGCTACAACTTCAAACACGATAAAGACCGGCTGTTGCAGGCGCTGGAAGCTACACGCCTACGGGTGAGAGTGTACGAGGGCAAAGCGGAGGAAGACGACTGGAACGCCGGTAATATTGACCTGCTTTTGATGCAGCCCGCGTCCTGTGGCTACGGTCTCAATCTGCAAGAGGGCGGCCATCACATCATCTGGTTCGGCCTGAACGATAGTTTGGAGCTGTACCAGCAGACCAATAAGCGCCTGCACCGGCAGGGGCAGCCGTACCCCGTCATAGTCCACCATCTGGTGGTGCTGGGCGGCACGGATGAAGACGTTATTAAATCTCTGGGCGGCAAAGCCAATGCACAGGATAGCCTGTTGGAAGCCCTGAAGGTTAGAATTCAGAAGGCTAAGGAGGCCGCAGCATGACTATCAAAGAACTATCGCAACTCTACCACCTCAACCGTGAAATTGAAATGGACAAGCGCCGCTTGGACGAACTGGAACTGCTGGCATCGTCCCCGAAGGCGCAGAACTTGGACGGTATGCCCCATGCGCCCGGTTATGGTGACGCGCTGGCGCGCTGTGTCGCTGAGATTGTGGACTTGAAAGCGATCATTTCCGCGAAACAGCAGCAGTGCATTTATGAGCGCAACCGCCTTGAACGGTACATATCCAGCATTCCGGACAGCCTGACCCGGCAGATATTCACATATCGCTTTGTGAACGGCTTGAGCTGGTGGCAGGTAGCCTATTCAATCGGCGGCAACAACACCGGCGACGGCGTGCGTATGCGTGTAAAACGCTACTTGGAGGAGACAAGTGAATAAACCTTGTTCGTTTTGTTCGCTCTGTTCGTAGTAAACTATAGCATGGAATTCAAGACACGCGAGAGGCGGTACACGGTTCTGCCTCCGGCCTTACCGCCTGTGTCTTGAATTCTATTTTTGCAGATAGGAGGCACGGCGCTTTGATCTACCGGCAGGGACGCAATTATGAAAATCTGAATAAAATGATTTATCGCGGTACGGGTAAATTCGACACGCCGTGCCTTGTTCCAGAAGTGTGCAATGCCGACGGCTTTATCGGCTTTAACTATGCGAAAAGCTGCAAGGACCCGCAGCACAAGGGCGTGCATTTCTTCATTGACGACTACCAATTTACGCGGCTGTGGACAAATCCGGACGCATACCTCGATATGTTGAGGGCGTTCAAGTGCGTTTTTACACCGGATTTCAGCACATACACCGATTTCCCGAAGGCAGTTCAAATCTGGAATCATTATCGCAAGCATTGGCTCGGTGCATATTGGCAGGGTAACGGAATCACCGTTATTCCGACGATCTCATGGAGCGACGAGAGCAGTTTTGACTGGTGCTTTGACGGTGAGCCTGTAGGCGGTGCTGTAGCGGTATCAAGCGTTGGTACGCAAATGAACGCAACCGCCCGCGCGCTGTTCCTCGCTGGCTACAAGGAAATGTTGAAGCGCTTGCAGCCCGCGCAAATTCTGTTTTACGGCTCTATTCCGGCTGAATGCAGCGGCGATAAAATCATTCCGATTTTGACGTTTCAGGACGGTTTGAAGCGCCGCGTGAGTAAAAAGTTTACACAGGACGAAGGAAATTCACAGGAGGATGTGCTATAATGGGTGGTAGAGGTGGCAGCTATTCAAGGTCCGGCTTTTTAGGGCCTCACGGAAAGCAGAAAACCGTTGAAGAAGCGCTCGCCGGTGCCAACCCGCATTACAGAGAGGGCCGCGAGTGGCAGCAGAATTGCCAAAGGTGCATTTACGCTTATGAAATGCAGCGGCGCGGCTATGATGTTGAGGCATTGCCCCGCATCTTTGACGGGACCGACCGCTTGCCGTATATGTACGACAAAAACGGCTGGCTTGCAGTCATGGACGGCGCAAAAGCAGTTGACTTTCCTTCCCGAAACACCATTCAGAAAATGGCGGATCAAATGGCGAACTGGGGCGACGGTGCCCGCGCAATCGTTCGCGTCCAATGGAAAGGCGGCAGGTCCGGCCATGTATTTATGGCCGAACAGCAAAAGGGCGGCACAGTCTTCATGGACCCGCAGACCGGGCGCTATGTTGACATCCACGTCTATATGGATCAGGCGGTCAAGGGCGCGACCAAACTTGTCAGGATCGACAACTTGAAGCCGACCGCACTACTCGAAAAATGCGTCAAAAAGCGCGACAAATAGGAGGTTATCAGAACATGGCAAAGACGACCAGCGGCCCCGCAAAGAAAACGGGCGGCAGTAAACCCGCAAAGGGGCGTGTTATTACACCGCCCAATGCAAGCAAGGAACTTCCGAAGTCCTTCTATCAGCAGGACAAGGCCAAAGGTAAAAAGAAATCCGAAGTCCCGGACATCTAAAAAGCAAAGCACTTCAACCGTCAGCGGCTTTCCGCTGGCGGTATTTTTATACCCAAAAAGAGGTGAGACAATATGCAGCTTGACAGATTCAAGCATGAATTCAAGCGTCTGAACGGCGTTTATGCGACCGACAAGGTGGTGCTTTTCCGCAATCCGCTTGAGCTGTACAGCCTGACGACCGGCAAAATCATTGCATCCTTCAACAGCCTTGACGAGGCTTTGCACTTTGAGATTGACGGCAAGACCCTTGAGCAGCGGATCAGCGCATGGACGGAGATCACCTTCCCCGTGGAGCACGGCGGGCGCGGCGGCGGTTCCGGCATCGGTTTTAGTGGCGGCTGGCCGTCTTCTGGTGGCGGCAGCGGCAAGGACGAAACCACCGCAGACCTTCCCGCGCGCATGAATGTCAAAATCGGCTCCAACCGTGTCTATGAGGACATGGTACGCGCCTTTGTGGCCGCACATGGTGACGCGCTGGAAGAACACGGCGTAGTCGTGGATGAACAGGGCTTCGCTACGAAATACCGCCACGGCAACGCGGGCAGTATTTCAGGGCTGACCGGTAACGGTAAAGAAATTGCCATTCACAACCACCCGCGCGACGGCTGGCCGACATTCAGCAAAGAGGACGTTATCAATACCGCCCTCGGCACCCGGCGCGGCATTGTGGCCGTCAGCACCAAAACCGGACGCGGCGACGATACCGCGAGATACGCGGGCGTGTACACCTTCACGAAGGGCACGCATTTCAACGCTTCCGGCTTTGTAAAGGCGGTCAACAGTGCCCAGCTCAGCGGCAAGGACTACAACGACGCCGTTTCTAAGTGGCTGAAAGCCAATCAGCAAAAATTCGGTTACAAGTACGGCTATCAGAAAGCGAAGTGACGAAGGAGGAAAAACCACTGATAGGAGGTGTGAAGCGTGAGCAGACCACAAGACAAGAACCTCATTCCTCTGACCGAACGCAGCGAAGAAGAGGCTCACGCTATCCGCTCTGCTGGTGGTAAAGCCAGTCAGGAGAAACGCCGTGAGCGGCAAATGATGGCTGACCTTCTTGAGCTGTATTCCGGCCTCCCGATTACCGATAAGCGCAAGCAGAACCGCCTGAAAAAGCTGGGCATCCCGTCTGAGGTGCTGACCCAAAAAATGCTTGTGGCCGACGCTCTTATGCGGTCGGCGCAGGCGGGCAACACCTATGCGATCCAGCTCTATATGGACATCACCGGCGAAACCGGCTTGGGCGGCAGCGCAAAGGACAACAATCTGCTTGAAGCTATCCAGAATGCCACAAAGGAGGACGTGAACACGGATGATTTACCAGAACTTCAGCAAGCGGCAGCTTCTGACACTGACGTGGTGGAATAAACCGCAGTTCATGGACTGTGACGGCATCATCTGTGACGGCTCCATCCGTTCCGGCAAGACCGTTTCCATGACGGACGGCTTTATCCTGTGGAGCATGAGCAGCTTCAGCGGACAGAACTTCGCTATATGCGGAAAGACCATCGAGAGCTTGCGCCGCAACGTTATAACCCTCATGCCGCAGTGGCTTGAGGGCATTTTCTCGATCACTGAACGCCGCAGTGAAAACAAGCTGATTATCACGTCTGGCGGCGTGACCAACAGCTACTATATGTTCGGCGGCAAGGACGAATCAAGCTACACACTGGTGCAGGGCATCACGCTTGCGGGCGTGCTGTTCGACGAAGTGGCCCTCATGCCTCGCTCTTTCGTGGAGCAGGCTATGGCTCGTTGCAGCGTGGCCGGTTCTAAGTTCTGGTTCAACTGCAACCCCGAAAACCCCGGTCACTGGTTCTATGTGGAGTGGATCAAGAAAGCGCGAGAGCGGAACATCCTGTATCTGCACTTCACAATGGACGACAATCTAAGCCTTGCGCCTGAAATCAAGGCCAGATATGAGGGGATGTACACCGGCGTTTTCTACCGGCGCTATATCCTCGGTTTGTGGGTAAAGGCCGAGGGCCTTGTCTACCCCATGTTCGACCGCTCGGCGCATATCGTCCCGAAGGTCCCGGCGCTCAACCCACGGCACCGCTACTATGTGTCCGTGGACTACGGCACCGTCAACCCGTTTGCCGCTGGCCTGTACGATTACAGCCCCTCAGAGCAAAAGGCCGTCATGGTCAAGGAACTGTATTACAAAGGCGGCAGCAACAACCGTGTGGACAACGAGGCGTATTACAAGATGCTGTGCGACCTGATCGGGGACTATCCGATCCAGTATATCATCATTGACCCGTCCGCGTCGTCCATGATCGAGACAATACAAAAATACGGTAAATTCATGGTCGTAAAGGCCGACAACGACGTTTTGAACGGCATTCAGGACGTGACGAAGTTCTTGAACGCCGGGTGCCTGTATTTCCACAAGAGCTGCAAGAGCACCTTCGAGGAGTTTGAAACCTACTCGTGGGACGAGGAAAAGGCCGAAGACGCAGTTATCAAGGAAAACGACCATAGCATGGACCAGCTCAGATATTTCTGCCGGACTGCCCTGCGGAATGAACTGAAATGGATAGTTTAAGGCGGTGACGAAATGAATTTTTTTACGCGCCTGCTAAGGAGGATCAAAATGCTTTTTATTCATAGCGGGACCGATATTGCGAAAGCATTTGGCGTTGAACTCATTTCCTCGCCGGAAATGTCCAGCGCCCTTACAAACTGGGACCGCATTTCTACCGGCAAGCCGCCTTGGCTGAACGCCGAGGATGAAATCGGGACTATCAACATGGCAAAACACATCAGCGACACCCGCGCAAAGCTGGTGACGCTGGACATTGGTATTGCTATTTCCGGCTCGCCCCGTGCCGACTATTTGCAGGGGCTGGCCGACGACCTGCTCAAGCGCTTGCCAGACCGTGTATCAGAGGCTGAGCGGCTGGGCGGCATCATGCTCAAGTGGAACGGCGAAACTTGGGACTTCATCCTGCCGGGCAACTTCGGCATTACGGCGAAGGATGACAACGGCGAAATCGTCGGCGCGATCTTCGCGGCGCATACCGCGCAGGGCAGCCGCCATTTCACACGGCTTGAATACCACCGCTTCGAGGGCAGCACCGCAGAGGGCGGCAAGCTCTACAAGATCACGAACAAGGCGTTTGAAAACCGGCTCAGCACGAAGGGTGAAGTTACCCTTGGTGAGGAGGTGGCGCTTGATAAGGTTGACGCATGGGCGCATCTGGCACCCGAAGTTACCATTACCAACCTTGAAACGCCGCTGTTCGGCTACTATCGCGTTCCCGGTGCAAACACCGTTGATCCGTCGTCCCCGCTGGGGCTTTCCGTGTTCGCCAACGCCATTGCAGAGCTGAAGGCTATCGACATTGCCGTCAGCCGCAAGAATACGGAGATTGAGGACAGCAAGCACATTACCTTCGTTGGACAGCAGCTCATTCAGAACGCGCAGAACCGCAACGTCGAGCTGCCGCGTTTCGTGAAGGGCCTTGGTATGGGCCTCAACGACACGGAAACCAATGCGATCCACGAGCACGCGCCGACGCTGTTGACCGACGCGCGGATCAAGGACATCAACTTCGACCTGTCTATGGCCGGTGTCAAATGCGGCTTTTCCGAGGGCGTGTTTGTGTTGGACGGCCAGACCGGCATGATTACCGCGACACAGGTCGAAGCCGACGACCGCGACACCATCCAGACGATCAAGACCGACCGCGACGCGCTCAAGGACGCTATCACACAGGCGCTGGCTGGTGCTGATGCATTGGTCACGCTCTACAATCTCGCGCCGCTGGGCGAATATGAGGTCAATTTCAACTTCGGAGACGTGACCTACAACTACGAGGAGGACAAAGCCTCGTGGCGCGCCTACGTTATGCAGGGCTGGGTCCCGAAGTGGATGTACTTCGTAAAGTTCGAAGGCATGAGCGAGGAAGAAGCGAAGGCAATGACCGCAGAGGCCGACGCCGCGCAGATCGAGAAAGCCCAGCTTTTCGGCGCAGAATAGGAGGCGGCATAAATGCTGACTCCCCAGCAGATTCTGGACATCATCGAAACTCTGTACCCACAAATCGACGAGCTGAACGTGTGGATCACCAGCGACCTTATCCGGCGTGTTATGGCGCGGTTAGGACGCGGTGAGGGCGTTTTTCTCACTGCCTCGGATGAATGGCAGCTTGAGGTTTATCAGGCCGCAGGCGGCCATCTGGACGCTGTACAGCAGGAAATCAAGCGCTGGACAAAGGCAACGGACGCAGAGATCAAGCGCATCTTCGAGGACGCCGGTATCAAAGCTCTTGCCTACGACAGCAATTTCTACATCGAACACGGGCTTGCGGGCATTGAGCTTGCACAGGCTGAGAGCATGATCCGGCTACTTGAGGACACCTACCAGCGCACGGCGGGCACCGTCCATAACTTCACCCGCACGACCGCGCACGCGAGCCAACAGCAGCTGCTGAAAGCTCTGGACACCGCGCATTTCAAGGTGGCGTCCGGCGCGACATCGTACACGCAGGCCGTACAGGAGGCCGTCAGCAGCATTGTTGACACGCAAACGCAGGTCATCTATCCCACCGGGCACGTTGACACCATCGAAACCGCTGTCCTGCGGGCTGTTCGTACCGGCGTCGCGCAGGCGTCCGGCAACATGGCCGTTCAGGGTATGGAGGAACGCGACTGGGACATTGTGCTTGTGTCGGCGCATCTCGGCGCACGCTACGGCGACGGCGGCCAAAACCCCGGAAACCACTTCTGGTGGCAGGGCAAATTCTATAGCCGGACGGGTCGAACGCCTGACCTGCCGCTTTTCGTGGAATCCACAGGGTACGGCACCGGCGAGGGCTTGTGCGGTTGGAACTGCCGCCACAGCTTCGGCCCCGGCGACCTGCGGCACAATCCATACGCGCAGTTCGACGCGGAGGAAAACAAGAAAGCCTTTGACCTCAGCCAGAAGCAGCGCGGGAAGGAATCACGCATCCGGCGCACGAAAACAAAGCTGGTCGGCCTTCGCACGGCCATTGAGGCGGCGGAGGACGCGGGAGTGAAAGCTACACTCGAAGCGCAGTACACACGGACGGCTAAGCTGCTGGAAAAGCAGAATTTGGACTACAACCAGTTCTGCGAGGACAACGGTTTGAAGCGGCTCTCTGACCGCATCCAGATCGCAAAATGGACGCGGGAGGACGCACGGAAATCCATTGCTGCTGCCCGTAGCAAGTGAATAATCGCAAAGCAGAGCTTTACAGCACCATTCCGGCGCTGTGAGGCTCTGTTTTTCTATGCCCCTTCCAGTGTCGCCGGTGCAACTCCGGCAGGGGTACAAAATTGGACTATCGGCGGTCCTAACAATGCCGAAAACGGCCAGACGCTGCAACGTCTTAAATATCTGCTATTGCCGTTATACAGGAGGTTATCCATGAAAACTGAAGAACTGACCGCACTGGGGCTGACTGAAGATCAGGTCAAGCAGGTGTTCGCACTCAACGGGAAAGACGTTGAGGCCGCGAAGGCTGCCAAGGACAAGACCATTGCAGACCTCACGGCAGAGCGCGACGGCCTGAAAACCCGCCTCGATACTGCCGAAACCACGCTGAAGAAGTTTGAGGGCATCGACCCGCAGCAGATTCAGCAGGAAATCCAGACCTACAAGACGCAGGCTGAGGACGCGGAGAAGAAATTCGCCCGCGAGATCACGCAGCGCGATCAGAAGGACTGGATCACCAAGAAGCTGGACGAGTACGGCGTCACTTCTCCCTTTGCCCGCACGGCTCTTGTGTCCGAGTGTATGTCTCCGGACGCCGGTCTGACGTGGAAGGATGGCGCATTTTTCGGCTTTGACGACTTTATGAAGGCCGCCAAGCAGAAAGACGCTGGTCTGTATCAGACTGCCGAGGAAAAGGAAGCCGCAGAAAAGGCGGCAAAGCAGAAGGAAAAAGCGCCGGCTTTTACGGGACCCACGGGCGACCCCGGCACCGGCTCTGAGAAGTACACCCCGCCCAAAATTTTCTGATAAACAAAGGAGTATGAATTATGCCTCGTATTAACGCACTGAACATCCTGCTGGAAAGCGACGGCAAGGAATATCTTGCCGAGCTGTACGGCAAAACCATTGAGGGCGTCCAAAAGGCGCTGATCTCCGGCTCCATGAAGAACATGGACCTGTCCGGCGATCCCGTTTCCGGCACTGTCGAAGCCAAGCGCTTCGTCAATGCCACCCCCAAGAACTACGGCACCGCGCGTACCGCAGGCAAGGGCGACGCCGTAAAGGCAAAGCCCGTCACTGTTGCCATCGACACCGACCGCGAGATCGTCGAGGAGCTGGAACAGAAGGACGTCCGCCTGTACGGCGTTGACGGCGTTCTGGACCGTCGTTCCGCAAACCACATCCTGCGTATGGCTGCCGAGCTGGACAATGCGTTCTTTGCCGCTGCTGCCGGTAAGGCCACTGTGCTGAACCTGTCCGCCTACAAAACCATCTCCGACGAGCTGGAAGCCATCATTCAGGAGTGCGAAACCACCCAGAATGACTTCGTGGACGGCGTGCCCCGTTCCATGATGCACCTCGTTCTGTCCCCGAAGTATTACGGCATGATCCGTAACGACCTCGACAAACAGACCAACAACGCGAATGTGAACACCGCCGCCGAGGAATTCCTTGTGTGGCACGGCGTCCGCGCGTACAGCTGCGTCCACCTTCCCGCTGGCTGCAACTACCTGCTTATGGTCGAGGGCGCTGTCGCTCAGCCCATCATGGCCGACCAGTATACCGCCGAGAAGATCCCTCTCTCCAATGCCTACGGCGTCGAGCTGTTCTACCACTACGGCACCACCGTTGTCATGCCTGACCTGATCTTCAAGCCCGGCGTGTTCACCAAGGCGGCTACCTATGCTGCCGGTACTCAGTATTACACCGAGGCCAACGGTGTGTACACTGCTGTCTCCATCACGGAGTTCGCGTCCGGCACCACCTACTACACTATGGCCTGATGTAAGGAGGACGCTATGCTATTTCGCAACCTGAAATCGGGCAACATCGTAGCGGCCACCGATGAAACCAGCATTGAGCTGATGCAGAGGTCGGCCATCTACGAAGCCGTAGAAATCGCCCCTGCTGTCGCACCCGCGCCCGCAAAGGCGGAGGGCAAGCGCCGTAAGAAGCCCACAGAGGCCGAAACGGACGCCCCTGCCGAGGTGCAGGAAGACTAAGGAGGCGTTGATATGGCATACACAGACTTTGCGTTTTACGGCTCCGGCTACTTCGGGGACACGCTGACCGAGGAAACCTCCCCAAAGTGGCTTGAACGCGCCAGCGACGAACTGGACGCAATCACCTTCGGGCGGCTTACGTTTGCGTTTCCGACCGTGGAAGCCCATGCCGTCAAGGTCAAGAAGGCTGTTTGTGCCATTGCCGAAGCCCTCTACTGGATCGACGTCCAGCGGAGGGCATCTTCCGCGCAGAAAGCGGAGGACGGAAGCTATCACGGGGCTGTCGCGTCTATCTCGTCCGGACGGGAATCCATTTCCTATTCGACGGGCAGCGCGAACAGCTCCGTTTATGCTGCCGCCGCGACAAGCGCAGAGGCACAAACAAATTTGATCGGCAGCATTGCCGCGCAGTATCTGGCAAATATCCCGGATGCAAACGGCGTCAATCTGCTGTATGCGGGAGGTGTTGGGCGTGTACCGCGACACAATAACGGTCTTTAATTACCACGCAACCGGGCGCTGGTTTCCGTCCGTCATTTCCGGCGCTGACCTGCTGACCACAAGAGCCAACAGCGCGACAACTGCGGGGGGCAACAACGCTGACGCCGTGGACATCATCATCCATTGCACGGCGGACAAGCGCGTTCCCACCGGCGCGGGGATGAAAAGCTACACGGGGCCGAAGGAATATGCCCGCTGCGACAATCCGGCGCAGCACATCACCTTTGCCCCGGAGTGCGATTTCATTTTTGCCGGTGCATGGCCTGACACCGAGCCGCTGACCGATGACGACTATGACGAAGGCCTATACCACGCCCTGAACGCAGAACGCGACGGAATCTACCTGATAAGCTCTGCGGGCTTTTACGGCCTTCTCCCTCACTTCGAGATCGGAGGGCGGTAAAATGTCCGGCCTCCCGAAAATCTCCTATTCTGACGGCGGCGTACACGTCACTGTTGACCTGCGCGCGCTGGATCAGCGTATGCGCGAGGCGCAGCAATGGCTGGGCGACCGCGTGCTTGAGGACTGCAAAGCCTGTATGCCGCTGCTGACCGGCAGCTTGCAGCAGCGCTCCCACACGGAGGACGACGGAAAAAAAGTCGTCTTTCCCGGCCCGTATGCGCGCTACCAGTACGGCGGTAAGGTCATGGTGGATTCCGTAACCGGCAAAGGCCCCCGCAAAATCCCTACAGGCCCCGGTGAATACATCCTGCGTTTCCGTAAGGGCGCGAAGCTCGTTGCCACCGACAGGCCGCTGAAATACTCCAACCCGCAGGCCGTCCCGCAATGGTTTGAACACGCCAAACGGCAGAACAAGCAATTCTGGATCGACGGCGTGAAGGAGAAAATCGGAGGTAAATAACCATGCCGTCGAAAACGGTCATCGACATTGACGGCTCTGAGGCCGTCAGCAAAATTCTTCTTGACTTGCTGAACCAGTTCCCCGGTCTGACCACCGGCAACAAATCCATCCTGTTCTCCACGCTCTCGGACGCTTCGGGGATCGGATTCTTTCCGATTTCCGGTGCGGCTTTGCAGAACAGCACGGAGGACGTTACTGGACACGTCACGCAGGTCTGCCAATATCCGTTCAATGTGGTCTATCGCGCCGCTCCGAAATCCGAAACCCAACGCATCCGCATCAAAGAATTCCTTGATGCGCTGGGCAAGTGGCTTGAGCGGCAGCCGGTCACGCTGAACGGCAAGCGCCACCAGCTCAGCGCATACCCCGCGCTGCTGGCTGGCAACCGCGTCATCAAGAAAATCAGCCGCACAAGCTCTGCCTACCTCAACTCCGCCTATCAGGATGGTGTTGAAGATTGGCTCATTGGCCTGCGGCTGGACTACAACAACGAATTTGATATTTGAGGAGCTGAAATTATGCCGAAAATCGAACGCAAGTATCTTGCCCATTTCCTCGACGCCAAGTTCGGCGTCAAGACGCAGGGCGAGGAAACCTACACCCCGAATTATACCCGTCTCGGCAAGGACCTTGAGGAGTATAACGAGGAGCTGAACCCCGACGTTGAGGTCAACAAAAACATTCTGGGCGAACAGAACGTCGTCCACAATGGCTACGAGGTGCAGTCTGAGGTTGACCCCTTCTATGCCTACAGCGGCGACCCGCTGTTTGAACGTCTCGCAAAGATCGCCAATGAGCGCCTGACCGGCGACGACTGCATGACCACGAAGGTTGACGTGCTGCTTAACAGTGACGGCACCGTGGCATGGGCCTACCGCGAAGACGTGTGGGTCGTTCCCGAATCTGTCGGCGGTGACACCTCCGGCGTGCAGATTCCCTTTACCGTGTACAATGCGGGCAACCGCGTCAAAGGCACCTTCGACCTCACCACGAAGACCTTCACCGCAGACACCAACGCTGCGGGCTAATCATCCACCCCGCCGCCCTGTGTATTAGGCGCAGGGCGGCAACATTTTGAATTCAGGAGGCAATTAAAATGGCTGACAAACAGGTACAGCAGAATTTCAATGAAATCATCATCGACGATGGCAGCGTAAAGGTGCCTATCCGAAACAAGCATGGGGAACAGATCGGAGAATTCTCCTTCCGTCCTACCGACATCGGCATTGTAGATCGTTTCAACAGCGTTGCCGCAGAGTTCGACAGAATCGTCGAGCCGCTGGAAAGCGTCAACATCAAGCCGGACGGCACCGTGGACGAGCAGAACGAAGCCGAGTTCGCAGCACTGCGCGAGGCCGAAAAGCGCCTGTACGCCGCCTGTGACAGGCTCTTTGGCGGCAATATGTCGGAGGCGTTCTTCGGCAAGATGCACCCGTTTTCCCCCATCAACGGTCATTTCTACTGTGAAAACGCGCTGTCTGCGGTCGGTGCTTATATCTCCCGCCAGTTCGACCGCGAGGTGAAGAAAGTCAACTCCCGTGTTGAGCGGTACACCCACGGTTACCGTACTGGCAAGCACAAGGGCGGTAAAAAATGATCGGAACACTGCCGCGAAGTCTTGAGGTAAACGGTAAGTTCTACCGCATTCGCAGCGATTTTCGGGATGTTCTGAAAATCGTGATCGCGTTCGGTGATCCCGACCTCGAAGACAAAGAAAAGGCTTATATCTGCCTGTTCATTTTGTTCAAGGACTTCGACGCAATTCCAAAAGACGACTACGAGGCGGCCTTCAAGGCCGCTCTCGCTTTTATTGACCACAATGACAAGCCGGAGGACACGGGCGGAAAGCCGCCTCCGCACGTCATGGACTGGGAACAGGACGAGAGCATCATGTTTCCAGCGGTCAATAAGGTTGCCGGTTTTGAGGTCCGTACCGCCCGGTATGTTCACTGGTGGACCTTTATGGGCTACTACATGGAGATTTCGGACGGCGTTTTTGCACAGGTGCTCAACCTGCGTCTGAAGCGTGCAAAGGGCAAAAAGCTGGAAAAGTGGGAGCGTGAATACTGGAATTCCAACCGCGCTATTTGCGCCCTACGCACGAAGCTGTCTGAAGAAGAACAGGCAGAAAAGGATAGGATCGACGCGCTACTCGGCTAAGAAAGAAGGTGGTTAAATGGCAGATCAGGCTGACGGCTCTATCATCATTGATACCGAGATAAATTCGGACGGATTTAAGGCCGGAAGCGCTGAATTGCTTGCGGCTATCAAGGCACTGTCCACGGAGGTCAAGAATCTGGGACAGACGCTGAAAGAACTTTTCAGCAAGCCGCTGACACCTGAAATCAATACAGGTGGCGCAGAGGATAAGGTTGCAGCGCTTGAGGCAAAAGTACAGGAGCTGCAAGCCTCCCTCGAAGAATTACAGAATACCAACGGCGGCGGCACGCCTGCGCCGGAAACAGCTACACCGCAGGTGAACATCGGTGGTGTGACGGAAAAGGCATCTGGTTTGCAGCGTGAGATCGACGCCGTGAACAGCAGCGTGCAGAAGCTGGAACCGACCTTCCAAAAGGCTATGTCCGGCAGCGAGAGCGCTATGACCCCCTTTGAGGGCAAGGCAAGCACGCTGGAAAGCAAGATTGCGGAGCTTCAGGAACGGCTGGATGCAGTCGGTCAGACGCAATTCCCGACGCAGGAATACGCAGAACTCTGTGCGGAGACTGAAAAAGCCGGTCAGAAGCTCGAATCTCTCCTCAATAAGCAGGAGAAAATGCAGGCTCTCGGCGTGAGTGAAAATTCCGCCCAGTGGAAAAACCTGCAATACGACCTTGATTTGACCGCACAGAAATATGACCGGCTCGAAGCCGCAAAGGCGAAAATGGAGGCCTCCGGCACCGCATTTCAGGCGGGCGTGGACACGACGCAATACGCGCAGATGGAATCTACACTGTCCGCAGCAGCGGCCCGTCTGGATGAAATGCGCGCCGGTACACAACAGTCGGAAAGCCTTATGAGCCGCCTCGCCAGTAGCGCACGAAATGTCGCGTCTTTCATCGGCAGAGCGGCAAAGTCGGCTGCCGGGGCGCTTGTATCCGGTATCAAGGCCGCCGCATCCGGCATGGCGAAAATGCTGTTCCACAGCAAGAAGATGAACAGCCAGTTTGGCGGGCTGATTTCCGGCGCGAAGAAATTTGCACTCAGTTTGCTTGGCGCGCGCGGCGTCTGGGCGCTGCTGCGGAAAGCGGTCAGCGCCTATATGGCCGAAAATCAGCAGCTCTCCAATACGCTGTCCGCCTGTTGGTCGGGCATAGGAAACTTGCTGGGGCCGATCATTACACGCATTATCAACCTTGTCGCACAAGCTGTCGCCTATGTGACCGCGTTTCTCAAACTCTTTGGCATCTACGGAAAAACTGCATCCAAAGAAATCAGCAGCGCAGGCGGAGCGGCATCCAAAGCTACCGATAAGCTCAAACGGCAGCTGGCCGCGTTCGATGAACTGAACATTCTCAGCGACAACAGCTCTGACGGCGGCGGGGGTGGAGGCGGTGCCGGTGATCTCGGAAGTCTGCCCGATGTAACGCTGCCCGACTGGGCAAAACTTATGGTCGAGCAGATCAAGGCCGGTGACTGGGCCGCAGCCGCAAACACTCTGGCGGCAAAGCTCAACGAAATGGTTGATACCGTAGACTGGGCGGGCGTCGGCGATAAGATCGGGTACTATTTGAACGGCGCGTTGGCTTTCCTTGCGACGTTCATCCAGAACTTCGACTGGAAAAACCTTGCGTCGCGCTTTGCAGAACTCCTAAACCACATTATTACCGGTGTGGACTGGGGAAATCTCGGTGTGATCCTGACCGGGAAATGGGCAATCATCCTGAAATCGCTTGACGGCTTTTTCGGCACGCTTGACGGCGCAGCAGTGAGCAAGGCCATCACGGATTTCATGTACGGGACCGTGAACGCCGCCGACTGGATCGGTATTGCGGGAAGTCTCGCAAAAAACATCAGCAATTTCATTTCGGACATTGATTTTTCGGCACTTGCCGAAGCGCTCAGTACGCAAATCAGAACGGCGCTTCAAAGTATGGTCGCTGCTGTCGAGAACTTCGACTGGGCAATGCTCGGAAGAAAAATCGCTGATTTTCTCAACGGAATTGATTGGAGCGGGATTTTCTCTGACCTGACAAGATTGCTTGGTGGCCTGCTTATCGGAGCGCTCAATCTGCTTGTCGGCTTTGTGGATCAGGTCGATTGGACCGGCCTTGCAGACGAAATCTGGGCTTGTCTCGAAAGTCTTACCACCGACATTGACTGGGACGGCTTCGGTGAATTGCTTGGCAAGTTTGTCAGTGGAGCCATAACCGGCGTTCTCGATCTCATTACGTCTCTGTTTTCAGATCATGACTGGGGCGAAATGGTGCAAAACCTGATCGGCAGTCTGGGTGAGGCACTGGGCGCGGTAATCGAAAACATTGACTGGCTTGGCTTGCTGGAATCCCTTGCAACCGCTCTTGTCAGTATTATCGTTCAGATCCCCAGCATTATTGTGGGTGCCATTGGCGGAATATCCGACCTGCTTGCAAGTTTGTTTGAGGCAATCGGCCTCGATTCTATCGCTGGTTTCTTCCGTGGAATCGGAGACGCAATGCGCGACGCGGGTTCGTGGCTGAAAGAAAACCTCGTAGACCCTGTTGTGAACTGGGTAAAGAACCTGTTCGGCATCCACTCTCCGTCTACTGTATTCGCAGAAATCGGTACATTCCTTATCGACGGACTAAAGCAGGGCATTTCTAATGCTTGGCACAAGATCACGGACTTCTTCTCCGGCGTAATCGAAAAGTTGAAGACCTTCTTCAGTAACGCATGGAGCAGTATCAAGTCCACCGCTACCACGGCATGGGCCGGAATCAAGGGCGTTATCAGCAGTGCATGGAACGGCATCAAATCCGGTGTGACGTCTGCCTGCAATACCGTCAAAACCGGTATCTCGAATGCTTGGAGCGCCATCAAATCTGGCACCACAAGCGCGTGGAACGGTATCAAGAGCGGGCTGTCTTCGGCTTGGACGAGCATCAAGACCACAGCATCGTCCACTTGGACAAACCTGAAAACTACTGTCAGCAACGGCTGGAACAACATCAAGGCGAACACCTCCACCGTTTGGAACGGCGTAAAAGCTACACTGTCCAGCACTTGGAGCAATATCAAGTCTACCGCGTCGTCCACTTGGAACAGCATGAAGACTACGGCTTCCAGCGCGTGGAACAGTATGAAATCTACTGCATCGTCCACATGGAGCAATATCAAATCCTCCCTGTCCAGCACTTGGAGCAGCATCAAATCTACCGCATCCAGCACATGGAGCGGAATCAAAAATGCGATTCAGAATCAGGGCTGGTCCGGCGTCGGCAGCAATATCTGTAACGGTATTGCCAACGGTATCAGCTCCGGTTGGAGCTGGCTGAAGAACAAGGTTTCCAGCCTCGCAAGCAGCCTTCTCAGCGCTGCAAAATCCGCGCTGGGCATTCACTCCCCGTCGCGGCTGTTCCGTGACGAAATCGGCCTGAATATCGGCTACGGCGTCGGTGAAGGTGTGGAGGCTTCGCAGCCGTCCATCCTGAAATCCGTGTCCGGCGTCGCTGACGCAATCGCGGATGAATTCAACGCCGGTGATTATAAGGTCGGAAACATCGTCCCCACGTCTGAGGTGGATGGTGCGCTGTCCTCGTTCTCGGACAAGATCAGCGGCAGCTTCACAAGCCTGCTTGACCGGCTTCAGGCCATTGCAGATAACATCACGTTCGCTGTCCCTGCTGTGGCAGGCGGTGTCGTGCCCTACAAGGCCGCAGCAGCCGCAGCAAGCGGCGGCGGGGCTGACATCGGCACGACCATTGAAACGTCCAATGACGTGCTCGCAAGCGTTGTTACGCAGGTCGTGACCAACGCCACCGCAGCCATTGTGACGGCCATCCAGAACTACAGCGGTACGACTGTCAACTTTGATAAAACCGCAATCGCGGAAAGCACGATCCGAGAGATCAACCGCAGAACGCGGGCAACCGGAAAATCCCCGCTCGAATAAGGAGGTGCGCGCCATAAAACCAATCCTGAAAATCGGAAATCACGACTATACCGCGTGGCTGGCCGAAGACGGCCTTGCCCCGGTTAGAAATGACATCGACGCGGACGGCAGCGGGCGCAACCTCCTTGACGGGCTGATGTACCGCGCAAGGATCGCGCAGAAGGATAAATGGACGGTCAAGTTCAACCGTATGCCTGAGTTGATTATGCGGTCGCTCGCGGCAGACGTTGACGGCGAATACACCGACATTACCTTCCTCGACCCCAAAACCAACCGTATTATGACAAAGACCTATTACACGTCCACGCTCACCTACGGTACGCAGCGCTACGACAAGGGCGACAACCGTACCTACTACGAAGGCTGTACCTTCAACATGACGGAGAGGTGAGCCTATGCGTATTTGTACTGAGCGCTGGACGAAACTCGCGGCGCGCGGGCGGTTTCGGTTTGATGCAAAGGCACGGATCAATAACAAGGATTACACTGTTATTTCCGCGCCGCGCATCGACCGTTCTCTTATGCCGTCCCCGCTGTCCGTGGGCAACTGCATATCGGCTACACTGAATCTGTCGATCCTAACGGACGACATCATCACCGCGAAAAGCCCCGTTGTCATTATGGGCCGTCTGACGAACGACAAAACCGCCACCGAGTGGAAGGAGTTCGGCACATTTTACATCGACCAGCGCGACACCAGCTTTGCGGGGCTTGTTACCGTCGACTGCTACGACGCCATGCTCAAGACCAACCAGAATTATCTGGACGGCAGCGACACCGCCGCCAACTGGCCGAAAAGCATGAAATCTGTCGTAGAGGAAATTGCATACCGAATCGGCGTCGGAATTGACCTGCGAACGCGGATCAAGACCGGCGCTGATTACGTTGTGCCGTACCCCAGTGGAAAAACCATGTCGCAGGTGCTGGGATATATCGGGGCCTGCCACGGCGGCAACTGGATCATCACGGAAGAAAACCTTCTGCGGCTGGTCCCGCTCACGACCGCCCCCGACGAGACATTCCACGTCATCGACGAGGACTACAACAAGATCACGCTTGCCAATGGTGCGGGCAATCAGCCGGTGCGTCTGGCTTATAAAGAGCAGACCATCTTCAACGCCGTGCTCCCTGTCCCGTCCGGTGTGCTGCCCGGCAGCAGCGACAACGTGCAGCGGTCCTACTTCATCACCGACGAGAGGGGAAACAAAATTGTCACACCGGAGGGCTACTACCTTGTGTGGGACACCGACGCCAATATGGCGAAAAAGGTTTCCTTGCAGGCGGGTGTTATCAACATCCCCGTTGTCTGCGGCGAGATCACGACCGGAACACAGATCACCGTGACCGGCGTGACGCTCAACAGCGACAGCGGGGAGAGCTACACGGCAGGGAACGACAACGGAACGATGCTCACCATTGACAGCAACCCATACGCCACACAGGGCATTTGCAACGACCTGTACGCGGCTTTTAACGGGCTGGTGTATTTACCCTTTACGGCGACAAAATCGCTGTACGACCCGGCTACGGAGCTGGGCGACCAAGTAAAAATCGGTGAGCTTGTCCACAGCGTCATGTTCAACGTCAAGCTCACCCTTGACCACAATTTTCGGGCGGACATTGGGGCCCCGAACAGCGAAGAACTTAGTGAGGAATACCCGTATCTGTCCGAGGTGCAGCACCTGAAGCAAACCACGGAGGAGCTGAACGGCGCAATCAAGAACGCCGCAAAGGAGCTGGCGGGCAAGGTCGATGATACCGCGCTGGCGGCTGAGATCGAGCGCGCACAGGGCGTGGAGGTCGCTCTCAGTGAACGTATAGGCAGCGAGGAAACCCGTGCCAAAGACGCAGAGGACGGCCTGTCCAAGCGCATAAAGAGCATTGAGGATTCTTCTCCCGGCGCTCTTGCACAGCGCGTCTCCGCGCTGGAAACCACCGTTTCGGGGCATACACGATCCATCTCCGCGCTGAACACAGCGATTTCCAGCCATGCGTCGGACATCTCGCAGCTTGTGCGGCGTGTGAAAAACGCCGAGGACGACATCGACGCGCTACAATCCACCGTAGGCGGGCATACGACAGCACTTTCGGAGGTGCAGGGCACCGTTACCGACCTGCAAACGCGCCTGACCGCCGCCGAGGGTACCGTTGCGTCGCACGACACCGCAATCTCGACGCTTCAGACAAAGGTGTCCAATATTGAGGCCGCCTTGATCGACATCTATAACCGGCTGAACGCGCTTGACAGCGGCGGCACCGGAACTTAACCATAAGGAGGAAGAACATGGCTGACAAAAGAATCGCTGATTTTGCGACGCTTGAGGAAGCACAGGACGACGATCTCCTGCTTGTCTCGTCCGAAGGCGAAACCTATAACATGAAATTCGGCACCTTCAAGACGGCTGTGCAGGGCGACGCAGACCGCGCCGCTGCGGCAGCGGAGGCCGCCAAAGCCGCCGCCCAGCTCGCAACCGGTGTGTCCGACGAGGCCCTGAAGGCCGCCGAAGCCGCCGAAACTAAGGCGCAGGAGGCCAAAACGAAGGCGGCGCAGGCAGCGGCCAACGCACAAGCGGCAGCACAGTCCGCGAACTCTGCGCAGGAATCCGCCGCACGCTCTGAGCAGGCGCTTCTGGACGCGACGGAAGCCGTCGCATCCGTCAATGAGTTCGCCAAAGATTTCAACAACCTGAAAACTACCGTAAAGGGCAAGGTTGACGACGCCTATGTTGAGGACGGCTACCTGTATATGACCGCTGACGACGAGGTCGTTGTCGGCCCGCTGGGGCCATTCTCTGGCGGTGGCGGAGGTGGCGGCGGAGACGCTGGCTCCCTGATCCGAATTGTCAATAAGCTGACCTCGCGGGCGTTCTCCGTGATGAACGGCGTGACCGTCGAGATCAAATTCAACTGGACGTCCACCGATACTTCCGACGAACAGCCCACCGGCGATGGCTCGGCAACATGGCGCATCAACGGGACGAAGGTAGCTACACAGGCGGTGTCGCAGGGCGATTGCGCCTTCGACGTTACGAAGTACCTCACCCCCGCAAGCGCGAATACGATCAAACTCACCATTGAGGACGCCTACGGCAACAGCAAGTCCTTCACTTGGACCGTCACCGTGTCCACCTATGATCTGGCGTGGAATCTTGGCACCCTTGCTTTCCACGGGTCCAGCGTACTTACTGTGCGCCTCACACCCACCGGAGAGGGCACGAAGACTATCCACATGACCGTGGACGGCACGGAGGCGTTTACGCGCGAAGTCACCACTACGGGGCGCTCCGTCACTGCGACGATTGACCCCACGGCGCTTGAGTTGACGCACGGCGCACACACCGTCGAGGCGTGGCTTGAGGTCACAGCGGGCGGCGAAGTCGTCACGACTACGCACCTGCGCCATGTCGGTATCTGGACGAAATCGGACGACAATACGCCGGTTATCGCGGTGTATCAGAGCGCAATCGAAATCCAGCAGTTCGCCACCGGAAGCATCAATTACATGGTGTATGACCCCACCAGCACCACGGCGACTGTCCGTCTGCTGGAAGGCTACAATACCCTGTCCACGCTGACCGTTGACCGCACCATCCAGACGTGGGCGTACCGTGCTACTACGGTCGGCACGATCAACCTCTCCATCCGCACCGGCGAGAGCGTCGTTGCGCCGATCACCGTCACCTGTACCTCTCTCGGCTATGACATCAACCCTGTCACGACCGGCCTTGCCGTTGACCTCGATCCCACCGGACACAGCAACAGCGAGACGACCGCAAAGCAGTTCGGCTACAAGGACGGCGACGGCACGAATCATCCGCTGACCTTCAGCTCCAATTTTGATTGGATCAACGGCGGATTTCAGATCGACACGGAAGGCGTCACCGGCTTTGTGGTTAAGCGCGGCACCTACGTTCAGCTTGACCGCAGCCTGTTCAGCGACAACGCCGCGACCTCCGGCAAGGAAATCAAGGTCGTGTTCAAGGCTACCAACGTCCGCGACTATGACGCTGAGTTCCTGACCTGCGTATCTGGTGGCATTGGCCTGAAACTTCAGGCGCAGCAGGCGGTTTTCAGCTCCGAGTTGACCAACGTCGAAATCCCGTACTGCGAGGACCGCAAAATCGAGCTGGACGTCAACATTGAGGCCAGCAACGAAAACAAGCTGGCCACGGTCTGGCTTGAGGGCGTACCGTCCAGAGCGTTTGCATACACCGCAAATGATAACTGGATGCAGTCCGATCCGCAGAATGCGAAGATCGGCTCTGACGACTGTGACATCTGGATTTACCGCCTGAAGATGTACAGCCACAGTCTCACGCGGTATGAAATCCTCGACAACTTTGTTGCGGACTGCGGCAACACCACAGAAATGGTTGCCCGTTACCTCCGCAACCACATTTTCAACACGGACGGCAGCATCAATGTCAATGAGCTGGCAGCAGCAAACCCGACGCTGCGTATTCTCAAGATCGGTGCCGACCGTATGACCGTTGGCAAGTCCGACGAAGTGGTCTGCACAGTCGATCTCGTCTATACGGACGGCGGAAGCACCTACAATTTCCACGCGACCGGCGTCATTATGAAGGGTCAGGGTACGTCCTCCGCCGCATACGGCGAAGCTGCCCTCAACCTCGACCTCGATTTCAGCAAGGCCATTTGGGAGAATGGCGCAGGTGAGCGCATCGAGACGTTCGCCATGACGGAAAACGACATTCCCGTGTCGTATTTCAATATCAAGCTGAATGTGGCGTCCAGCGAGAATGCGAACAACACTGTTCTGGCTGATGACTACAACAACTTCCAGCCCTTCCTGTCCGAAGGCCGCCGTGCTGACGCCCGCGTCCGTGATACCGTCAAGGGCTACCCCTGCGCCGTATTCTTCACCAACACCGGCACAAACGCCGTGAGCGTCGGCGCACGGTCTGTCGGCGCAGGCGCTACGATCCTGTATGGCAACGGCGACATGAACAACAGCAAAAAGAACTTTGCAGTGTTCGGTCAGACCGGCGAACGTCCGCTTCAGTGCTGCGTCGAGATTTCCAACAACATTGCCAGCCAGTGCCTGTTCAAGTCTGCTGACCTCACCGCCGAGACGTGGGACGGCAACGGTGCCTTTGAGTTCCGCTATCCCAAAAAACCCACCGCAGAGATGAAGGCAGCATTCCAGACCATGCTGTCGTGGGTGGTTTCCACCGATACCACCGCTCCGACCGGTAACGCGCTTAGCGCGCCCGTGACCTACGACGGGACGACCTACACGAACGACACGAAGGAGTACCGCGCGGCGAAGTTCAAGGCCGAGGTCGGCAACTACTTCACCGTGGACAGCCTGCTTTACCACTACCTGTTCACCGAGCGCCACTGCATGATCGACAACCGTGCCAAGAACGTTTTCATCTCCTATGAGTACGATCCTGACGTGCAGGACTACCGCTGGAACGTCTGCAAGGACTACGATAACGACACCGCAGACGGCAACGACAACGAAGGCGGTCTGACCTTCAGCTACGGCCTTGAAGACACCGACAGCGTGGGCACCAAGCCTGTATTCAACGCCTCGTCCTCTGTGCTCTGGTGCAATGTCCGTGACTGCCTTGGCGCAGAGCTGGAAGCCATGTTCAAGGACCGAGAGGCGGCGGGTGCGTGGAGCGCCGAACGCATCCTTGCCAAATTTGCCGCGCATCAGGCGGCGCGCCCGGAAGCGTTGGTGGCCGAAGATATGTGGGGCAAATACTTCATGCCCTATATCAACAACGGCAACACCGCGTACATTGACATGATGCAGGGCAACAAGACCGACCAGCGTACCCAGTTCGAGACATACCAAGAGGGCTATATGTCCTCCAAGTATTACGGCTCTGTGGCCGTGAACGATAAAATTCAGTTCAGAGGCAATACCCCGAACGAGTGGGCGGGTATCACGCCGACCGGCAACTTCTCTATCACCCCGTATGCCGACTGCTATATCATCGTCAAGTACGGCTCCTACAGCGTCCGTAAGCGCGCGAAAAGAGGCACGGCGTATGAGATCATCTGCCCCGTTCAGGAAGCGTTGAGCGACACGGAAATCTATGTCTACCTTGCTTCCAACGTGGTTGAGATCAGTTCCATTGCCGGTCTGTACTGCCAGTTCATCGACCTTCAGGGCGCACGCCGTCTGCGCAGCTTCACCGCAGGCGCGGAGGTAGACGGCTACACGAACAAGAACCTGACGTCTATCAGCGTCGGTGCAAACACGCTGCTCGAATACCTCGACCTGCGCGGTACGCCGGAGCTGAAGCAGGCGCTTGACCTGTCCGCCCTCACCTCCCTGAAAACGCTTCTGCTGACCGGCAGCGGAATCACCGGCGTGACCTTCGCGCTGGGTGCTCCTGTCGAGACGGCCAAGCTCTGCCCGCTGAACAGCCTGATTGCCCGGCAGCTTTCGCACCTAACCGCGTTTGCTATGGATGGCTCCAACCTCCGCACGGTCTGGGTCGAGGACGCCGCAGCAATCGACACCTACGCGCTTGTGAGTGCGGCGGCAAGCCTCAGTCGTGGCCGCCTGCCGGACGTGGACTGGTCGATGAACGACGCCGACGTGCTGCTTCGTCTGAAAGACCTCGCCGGTCTGGACGAGATGGGCAACCCCGCTACGGAATTCGTCCTCAAGGGCGCGGCGCATATCGCGGTCGTGTCGCAGGCCGAGTTGACTACCATCATGGCGCGGTTCCTCAATCTGTCCGTGACCTACGATCAGATGGTCAGCTCCTGCACCGTCACGTTCAAGAACTACGATGGCACGGTCCTGAACACCCAGACCGTCCGCAAGTACGGCGCAGCAAAAAACCCCGTCACTGCCGGTCTGATCGACACGCCCGTCAAGCCTTCCACTGTCGATAAGGTGTTTACCTTCATCGGCTGGGATCAACAGCTTACCTACATCCTCGAAGACCTTGTTGTTACGGCACAGTATTCCGAGGCAACGCGGTATTACACCGTTCGGTGGTACAATGGCACCCAGCTTTTGCAGACCGACACCGTGGCGGCGCATGACGGCGTGTCCTTCCGTGGCGGTGAGCTGACGTCCTCCACCGGCTCTATCTGGATGGGCTGGGATGCGCTGACGAACGATGTCACCAGCGACATTGACGTTCACGCAGTGTTCATTACGCCCACGCTGCCGGACACCGTAGCAACCAACTTCGACTACCTGTACAGCGACGACGCGAACGACAACAGCGGCTACACGCTGGCGGAGTTCTACGGCATTATGGAAACGGGGAAGGCGAAGGATTACTTTGCAGTCGGTGACAAGATCAAGATTGTTCCGACGACCACGGTATTTGCCGACACCTCTATCATCATGCAGGTCGCGGGCTTCAACCACTTCAAGAAGAAGGACAGCGACGATTTCGCCGGTGTCGTCTTTACCATGCTGGGCATTATGAACGCTACCCACCAGATGAACAGCCAGAACACCAACGTCGGCGGCTGGGCATCCTGCGGTATGCGGACGTGGCTCAATGAAACCATCTTTGCCGCGCTGCCGCGTCAGTGGCAGTCCATGATTAAGATAGTTCAGGTGCGGTCCTCCATCGGTGACACGAAGGCAGACATCAGCACCAGCAACGACCGCCTGTTCCTGCTGTCCCGCGCCGAAGTTGGCTTCAATGTCAACGACGTACCCTATAAGGACGAGGTAGACCCCGACGCCGAAAACGTGACTTTCGCATTGTTTACTGACAACAATTCGCGTATCAAGAAAACGTACAACGGCACCGGTTCTGCTTCTAACTGGTGGCTGCGGTCGCCTGAGGCGTCGTCGTCTTCGTCTTTCGCCAATGTGTACA